TGGCTTCAAGGATAAGGCTTGAACGTTGTCCTCCCATCCCTTTACGATTTCCAGCAACACTAAAGTCTTGGCAAGGGCTTCCAAAGGTAATAATATTGATTTTTGGTAATTGTTCTTTTCGAACATTTGTAACTGATCCGACATATGTGCTATTTTTAAAGTTGTTTTTATATACTGCAATTGCGTGTTTATCTATTTCAGAAAAGTAAGATTTTACTTTATAACCTGCTTTTTCTAAGCCTAAGTGAAATCCACCGATTCCTGAAAATAAGTCTAAAACGTTGATTTTCTTCATTTTATTAAAAATTTTTCTTTCATAAATGCGTCCTAAGAGACTTTCTCTTAGTGTTTGATACCTAAGTATCTCTTAAAATTCCATGTAAGACTGATTCTCGGAAACACTCTTTTTACGGAACCTTATCCACTTACCAACTGTTTCTCTACCTTCTTCAGGATTACAGTCATATTTAAACTCCCCATAGGCTTCTAACCATTTATAAAATCTTCTACGTGATACAGTCATTTTTGATTTAGGCGCAAAATCTGGATTGTCTTCTACAAAATCTAAATACAAATCATTCATATATAATTTTGTATCTAAAACTAATTTATGATTTATCGATCCACCTACAACACCACACCATTCTATAAATTCGTGACATGTTTCAGCTGAAAGCTTTCTTACTTTTAAATTAACAAAGTCACTTTTGATTAACCCAAACTTTAAATACAATTGTAAACACTCAATCATGTAGTTATCAAACTGACACCACTCATCGTCATCCCACTCAGCAAACATCATTTTCTTAAACTCTTTTAATGGTGTAAAATCTTTTGTATAATATTGTGCTAATTCTAATTCCCATTTTCTTCTTTCAAATGATGAACCTTTACCTTTAATAGCATAGTTAGTTGTAATAGCTACTTTTGGAGATTTACTAAATGGTATCTTAATTGCATCTTTATTCTTTTTTTCCAGGCTTAACCCTTCAGTCACTACAGAAAACAATCGTTCGAAATTAAATGACTTACTTACATCATCAAAACAAAGTATTTGCGTGTCTGCGCTTACTAATTGATAAGCAAAAGACTTGTCGAAATTAAATGACTTACCATCTATAACAACTACTTTTTTCATTTTAGCTATACCATTAATAAACAAACCCTTTCCTGTACCACCCTCTGGATTGTCTGAAATAACCTCATCATTTAATATTGTAGCTGGGCAGTAAGCTAAGTTTTTATATGCATGTAGCAAATATCCAATCGTAGACATCATACTTTTAACTCTGCTTTCACTTTGACCACATATGTTGGTAATAAAAGACCTATAGTCACAACCTTTTTGTTGACACTCTATAAACACTCTATCGATTACGTGATCTTTCCAAACGTAACCACCAATATCAAGGTAATCAATAAGTAATATACCCTCGTGTGTAACCTTTACAGCTCCGTTTTTATAGTACAGATAAGCAGTGTCTTTATCGTCTTCTATAAAGTATACATCTATAGAATTTAAAAGTGTAAGAAACTCTTCTCTAAAATATCGTGTGTTTTCTGCAAAATAATTATATATAGATAAATCATCAACATCTAAAAGATAGTTTAAGATAAAATCTTTAATTTCTTTTTCAGATGTATGATCGATTAAATTATTAGTAACCCTTACAAACACATAGTTCTTACTGCCTTCAGGATTAAATTTGTAAAACCCATTCTCTTCTAAAAAATGTTTGAAAAGTATATGAACTATTTTAATAGTCCCTTTGTCGTTTTTAGTCCAAAACTTATGGTTAGATTGTTCTTCTTCAATTCTATTAATAACATTGTCAATAGAAACTTCATCGATATTAAAGTTTTTAAGTTCTGTTCTTATTTCCTTTTTAGAAACACCACGTTTTAGTTTATGTCTTATTTGATTTACTTTATCTTGATCTTCATAATACTTTGTGCCAAAGTTTTGTTTCTGTATATATGCAGACTGTATAGTTTTTTTAATTTCATGCTTTGTAAAGTTCCTGGACTCATAACTTCCTAATATATATTCTGCCAAGGTTTGTGTAACTCCAAAATCATTAAAAGCCGCGGCTAATATATAAGCATGGTGATTTCTTTGACCCTCATTCATTGGGTATTTTTTCTCCCACCACTTTACAAGAATTTTTACAATTTTATTCTCATCAGTAACAGGAATTGTAGGTAAATCTACCTGCTTGATTACTTCAGTATACTCTTCATCTTCTATTTTGTCCCATATACTTGAAGTTTCATTTATATAAATTAATGGATCATAAGATTCATAACACACTCTGGATATGTTTTTACTTGTAGTGTCAAAATAGTCGGAGTCGAAATACTTTTGTAAACTTTGGAAGTAAGATTTATGTAGTTCAGGAGTAGCAGGTATTTTAATTAATGCTTTTAATCCTTTACCACTTGGAGATATAAAAACACTATAAGTAAATTTAGCTTTAGTCAGTCGCTCTTTTTCTTGTAGCATTTCCTTATTAGATGGATAACCATCAAAATCTAAACATATTAAGCCACTATGTTGATTTAAAGAGTTGTCGTTTCTCTTTGTAAACGTACCACTGAAACATATAGCAGGCAGACCTTGTTTTAATTTGTTTTTATTCTCTTTATCCTTAGCAGCTCTTATTTTTTTAACAAGTTCTTTGCTTGAGCCATCTTTTATTCTTTGTAATATAAAATCGGCAGGACGATAAAAGGGTTGACTTGTGTCTTTTATATCCTTAAATATTGTTATGTTCATTCTGTGTTGATTTAATTTAATGTAACTATTTGATTTTTAATACTTTATTCTATTTATGTTAGTTATGTTATAAAAAAGTAGTATTATATATATAAAAATAAAAAGAAAGAATGTTTTTTACTATAGACTGTTTACAGTCTCTACTTAGTCATAACTGACATACGAAAAAGAAAAAAAAAGGAGACGTATGCCCCCTTTATTTTCTAATCTACTAACTAAAATGGAAGATCTCCACTTGGCTCTATAGCAGTTGGCTCTTGTACAACTGTACCAGGCTCAACAGCTTTAGTTTCTGGTTTCCATTCATTAATAGTCACGTAATGTGTTTTCCCATATTCACTTGGACCATCAATGTTTTTGTTTACTTTTAATTTAGTGTACCATTTTTTTTCATACTGAAAACGGTGTTCTTGTGGTATGTCAGAAAGACATAACGAAACCTCTATAAGATTCCCGTCAAATTTTTCTACCCCATTACCCACTTTAATGTACTTCTTTTTTTCACTCATTACTTTTTAATTTTAATTATTAATTCCAAATGTTCTATTATAGCTATAATAATATCATCCTTATCACGTCTACAATCACAGGTGGTTGGAACTTCCACCCATGCTTTACTTTTATCCGTAGTATTAAAACTTTTATAAAGTTTGTCTATGAATAAATACATTAATATCTTCAGTTGCTTCATCGCTAAAATATTTGTTATAAATTTCTGTTGCCTCTTCAACTTTTCGTTGGCCAGACATTATAAATTCATTAGAACAATCAAATATACCTAAACGCCCAGTGGTTTTGCATATAACAAAAAACACCATTGGCTTACCAAACATGCGTTGGTATATGTAGGCTTGACTGTCGTAATTGTAAGTTTTTGCACTGTACATAAACTTATCAATATCTCCTGAAGTTTTAATATCAATGATAAAATCATCGTGTATTATGTCAGCTTTACCCTTCCACATATTACCCATAATAGAATCTACTTCAGGAACTTCAAATTGATTGTTGTCTGCATAAATATACTCGTGCATTTCAAGATTACTTGTCATTTTATTTACCCATCCTAATACCTCTTCCTCTTCCTTTTTAAGAAGTAGTATTTCTCCTGGTGGACATACATCTTTATATGCTTTAGTCGTTCTGGAAGAAACGTCAACTATTTTGAAGTTGTCTATCTTATCACGCTCTAACATTGCAGTATGAAAATACGAGCCTACAACCATTGGTTTGGTTGGTGCCTGTCTAACTCTAAATTGAGTAGGATCTTTAAGAAGTTTAATTATATCTGAATTAGACAAAAACTGTTTACCATAGCTTCCGTAATACTCCTTGTCATCACGAAGTTTCTCTATAATGTCTATTCTTGTATCTAAACTACTTGGCATCAGTCAATAATTTAGATATCTCTTTTTTTACTGTAGCAGAGATTTTATACTTGACTGATAAGTTTTTAACTATTTTTTCTAAACCAATAGTTTTATTGGCAACCACATATTTTAAGACTTTATCCCAATTATCGTCACCTACGTTTAAAGTATAAGTCACAGCTTGTTTAACTACAGGAGTTGTCTTAGTAGTTTGGTTAATAATATCTTCACCTACCCATAGTGATAATCCAAGACCGTGCATAGCTATTGCTTTAGCAGTAGATCTTTGAATTGCAGTATTAACGTCCATAGATGAAATTTTATCTATTAAGATAGAATTGTTTCTGAAGTCCATTATAGGTAAATAATCAATATGTTCTATCTCGTTTACTATTATACCTACCTTTACATAAGCAGTACGCCCATCAGTAAAAAAGTTTAATCCACTTGCTTGATCTTCATACACTTTTCTTTGTGCATTAGGATGTTTAAGTTTAATCAATGCCCAAGCATTGGCCCACGATAAGTAATTGAAATTACCTTTTTTTTCTACTTTGTCTTTGACATTAACCTTGGCTAATGCTTCAAAATAATTTTCTGTTTTGTTCATTTTAATTTAATTTAAGTTTATTTAATTTACGTTGATTCTTGGTATATTTCACGAGCATACCTTCTCGTCTTGTTTTAAGATTCTGAATGTGTTTATCATTTTTACGTGTATTCACCTCAGTTTTAATTTTTTGTTCTATTAGATTTAATTTAAATATACAGTTCAATATGACAAGGTGAATTTGTCCAGCTTTCCAACCGTGGTCTAAAAACAATTGCAACTCTTGCTCATCTAATAATTTATAGTAATCACCACCCTTGTTTAAGTTATAAAACTCTATATGATATGAGTTTTCAAATTTTTGAAGCCTAACAGACTTGCCTAATATAACTGTAACTTTTTTAGCAATTTGCTTATGTGACTGTTCATCATCTAAGGCTTGAAACCATATGTCGGATGGGTTATACATTGTTTTTTATCTCATTAACTACGTGAGCATAATCCTCATCGCTTTCAACTAATTTCTTTGCTCGTTCATAACCGTGGGATATTGTTGACATAGGAACCACATAACCGTGGTCTTCTAAATATTGTTTTATAAGTATAAGTTGTATAGGTCGTTCCATACATAATAAATATAAAACTTGTCGAGCATCTACTTGATTTCTTCGTTTGCTTTTCTCAAACAAACTATCCATACTTAAATGGAAATGTTTTGCAACTTGTGTTGCATACTGCTCAAATATTGGTTTTTTCATTTTTAGTTGTATTTTATATTTTAGAAATTAAAAGAATTGCAAAAAGTAATATAAAGCCTATATAACATATAAATGACATTTGCATGTCTCTTGAATACTTTTTATCACTACGACCTTGTCTACTTCTAAACTGTCTTTGACTTAATTCTTTATTCACTTTTTCGTATCGCTTATATTTTTTTGTTTCAATCATTGTATAATTTTTTAGAGTTAATTAAATAGATAAACTCTGGGACGGATTCACTCTCAATCCTTGGTTGTCCCAGGTTTACCGTAACAAAAATAAACAGTGGCAAGATAACTTTTTTCCATTACAATTCCAAATCTATTTTATTACTTCAAACTTTTTTGCACCTCGTGGTGCGCTTTGCTTTGCTTTGAGTATGGCTTGTTTTGGACTGATAGCACTAACCTGGACAACATCAAAATCGTAGCCCATATCGTCATCACCACAAAAAACTAAGTACCAATACTGCACCTTGTATTGTGGCAGCTTTGCTTTGCTTTCTTTAATTATTTTCATAGTTTTTGTATAATATTATATTCATAATTTCACTTGCTTTGATTACTTCCTCACATAGTTCAGAAGGGACTTTACTTCTATCGTAATACGATGAGCGTCCTTGAGTGCCAGTCGAAGATCCTCGAGGTGCAGATGTATGACACGGCATACCGTTCTTACACATAGGACGTGGTACCCACATAGGGTTATTATTCCATATGTCAGTAGGTTTCATCCTATCATCACCATACTGACAATACGTAACACCATTTAATTTATGTTTTACGTTTGCCCAATGAGGTGACTTTCTCATTTTTCCACGTGGGTTCTCTACATACCAAATAAGTTTACTATTAACACTTTGAAAGTGTTCAATAATTTCCATTGTTTTCATTAGTATCTTGATGCCTAATTGAGCGTTTTCAGTCTTTGGTGTAAACACCTTACCCTTCACCCAATGTCGCCCAATGGACGCTACACTAAATGATTCACATGGTGGACTTGCCCATATAATATCTGGAACAAATGGTACCTTGCTTACATCAAATTCTAATATGTCCACAACATAGTTTGTGTTAGGGAAATCAGTGAAATCGGAAGAGAACACATTGTGTCCTCTATCCGTTCCTACTTTGCCGATACTACGACTACCACTAAATAGTTCTAATATATTCATAAGTTTAAGTCTTCTAAGTTATAGTGATTAATTACTTCTGTAATAGCATTAGCTAAATTATCACCTCTCATCGAACCGTCTGAAAAACATAGTAGATAAAATCTAATTTCTTTTACCATTTCTTCTACTGAATCTTTTTCAATGGTATCATCAGTTGTTTCAAGACGCCATAATAACGATTCTAAACCGTATACAACACCTTTGTGTTCTGATTCAGAGTGACTATCGTTTACCCACTCTCTATCGGATATAATATCCTTTGCTATTGCTTTAATTCTTTTTAAATCTTTCATAGTTTTATTTTTTAGAATATATAGTTACTTCTACCCAACCCTTTTCTGAGTGGTTTGCTTCGCAGTTGTATCCTTCTTGGTTTAATTGTTTTTGTAATATATTTGATGCCTCCCATAAGGAAGGTTCTGGAATCTCGTCGTGTTCGTCATCATACATAACGTCACCTCTACATTGGTAGAATTCGTCGTCACCATCATTTTGACTTACAAATTCGAAATTCCATCCGTTTACTTTTCTGTACTTTTTCATAGTTACTGTTTTTTATTAATTGATTTGATTATTATTTCTTCACATTTTTTCATGTGTTCTTTCATAGGCATAAAGTCAGAACTTATGTGTTCGTGTCTGTCGCCAAATGTTAACGAGATTTTCTCAATTAAATTTGATGGAGTGAATTCATTCATAAATTCATCTTCCAATTCTTGTCTTGATTTTTTAGGCATAATTATGGTTTTATTTTAAGTTTTAATTTATTAATTATTATGGTTTCGATATAATCAAACATATCGTTGTAGCACTCTTGTGCATCATCTGTCCATACTATACATTGGGACTCACTTAGTCCATCCTGTATTTCTTTGGTGGCTCTTGCACCAAATTTTTCGTGTGTAATCATTGATGCAATATCACATACACATTCTAATACTCTTGAATTTTCAATTTCCATAATTAATTATCTTTTTGTTTCCAATTGTTAATACTATTTATTTGATTTCGTTGTTCTCTCAACCACTCATCAACTTTATTTGTAATGACTGTTGCACAGTCAAAACTCAAGTCTGTTAAGTAGTCTGCAAAGAACTCATTTGTATCAATGTGTTTTTGCATTTCTACCCAGTTTTTAGGCAGAACATCATCGTCACTGAACACGTCTATTATCTCTTCTTTTACTTTATCTATTACAACGTCAATTTCTCGTTTAAGATTTGGTAGTGTGAGATGTGATATCCACTGTTCCATAGCATTGATAAAATCTTCTTTGTCAATGACTTCATCGTCATAACAGTCAAGATTATATTGAAATGCTTCCATTAGTGTTGACTCTTTTGTCAACTGTGTTTGTCTGTGTTTAAATGTGTTTTCCATAATTATTATCTTAAGTTTTTAATTGCTTTTTTGATTTGTGTGTGTGTGTATTTAGCACTTTGGAAGTGTGCATTTGACTCACCTAATTGTTCTAATCTTAGTAGATTGTCAATCGCTTGTTCTAAAAGATCAAACGCAGCTTTGGGTGTTAGCCCTCCTCTATAACGAAGTGAATTCATAATCTCACTTACTTGTACTCGTGATTGCCATCCTAAGACACCAGATTCACCGTTCATTGATTCAATGTTAGTCATAACCTCAAATGAGACTACACCATCACCATATAAGCCCTCACCACCTACTACTGAGATTGTGTTGCCGTTAGGGAACTCGTGAAACGCTTGAACGCCTTTACACGCTTTGTGTTTGTTGAAGTTTAAGTCATCAAAGGACTCTACTGAATTTTTCATAATTGCGTATTTAATTGTTTGACATTATTGTCGTGGTATGGGGAGAATCGAACTCCCCAATGCACCATGCATACCGTTGTATTATACATCACCATATTTATAATCTAATTCACTAATGGTGTAAGCACAATCTGAATTACCTCTGTCGTTAAATAACGCTAATGCACCACCATCATTCCCTTCATCATCTGTTTGTGGAAACATTAAAGAACCATCCGACATATGTAATATAATTGGTTGGTTATACCATCCTAAACTATCTCTTTCTTCTGGTGTACAGTATCTAACCTTAACTATAGACAACCCAACTAAGTGTTGGAATTCCTTTGCATGTTTAAAGTGTGGTAGATTGTTTCGCTCTTCAACTGCTTTACGTCTTTCCTCTATTTTATCTTCATTGATACTACGGATGAGTTTAACCCCTTCTTCATATGAACGATTACCAAACTTATAACCATTGTCGCTTAGATGATAGACTCCTCTACCGATACGCTCAAGTAGTCCTTCGTCATCTATCCAAGACTTGATTGACGTACCGTAGTTACCTTGACGAACCACGTAAGTCTCTATGTCATTGCCTTGAGCAACCCATATTGCCTTGTGTATGTCTTGACGTGTGAAGGTTTTGTGTTCATAGTGTGTGTGGTTATCTTGAGGACGTCCATCTGATTTCCATCTTTTGTTCATCTTATCTACAAGAATAGAGAATGTTTTGTGTTTTACTGTTGATTTTTGTTTTACTGTGTTCATAATTGTGTATTTTTTTAAGTTAAGATGCCTCTCGGCATTTCGTCCTTATGGACTCATCAGTTAACTAACTTACCACTCGTTTTTAAAGTAAGATGTACAATATGCAACCCCATAGCCCTCACCAACTTGACAATACATATTTGCAGTCATCTCTTTGCAAAACTTTGCATATGTCATACCCTTTAGACAATTCTCTGCTCCAGATTCTGCATAACTCCTTGCACATTCAAATGCTAACTTCTTGTTTGTGAATACTCCTTGTATCCCATCTTCACTACCGTTTACTACGATTAATTTACTCATAATTGTGTGTGTTTTAATATTAGTGATTATAATTGTTTGAAATGTAATTGTTAAGCAACTCTTTGTTGTAGCTATCAAGCATCATATAGAACTTGTAGAAGTTCGTAGTTCCACTCAAAGCATGTCCGTAGTAGTTGCCATCCTTGATGTGTTGTGATGCCGTTTTGAATGCCATCAATTGATGTCCAAGCGTATCCCACTTATCTCTTAAGTGTTGTCCTAAAGCGTGTGTTCCCCATACCTCTTCAATGAAATTGTGGTGGAAGTTGTTAGCGAAATAAGTAAACTTAATAATTGCATCTGACTTACATTGTGAGTAGTCCGATGGTGTAGAAACATGCTTTGCTTCTGTTGTTGAATTGTTCATAATTGTACTGTTTTTAGTGTTCATAATAATTCTATTTAAATATTAATAATACTCTAATATAATACTAATTCTTTACATACACAAACGTCCTTTCTATTTGATTTCTTTTATTGTTCTAATTCTATTTGTAAGTTCCTGGGATACAGTTACTTAGACTAAACGCAACTCGCAGCTTTTGGGGTGCAAATGTTTATTAGTTTAAGTGTCCGTTGGGGTGCTAAGGGAAGGCTCTCTGTCTCTCTTCTCTCTGTTTAGGGGAAGGTGGAACAAGGGAAGGCTACAATACGTCCGTTATCTGTATCTAATCATAGTCATGATGGTAGGCTATGTAGTGTACACATAAGTATAGGTGGAGGCAAGGGTAGTGGCACATAGAATTCTGAAAAAGTTGCAGAAAAAAAAAAGGAAATGTCCCTTCGAGAGAAAAACATTTGACTTTCCCAATGGGGGGTACGTTGCGCATATCATATAATAACACTAAGGTTCCGTATGTCTGACGTTCTAAAAAATTTTTACTATATTTGTAATAAATAAAATAGATATGGATTATTCTGGATTAACAGTAAAAAATGGTAGGCTAATAAACAATCGTCCTGATGGACTTTCGGGTATAGCTGAAGCAGCTTTATATAAAAAGCAAATGAAAAAACAATATAAGATTGACTCTATAGCAGATGGTATTGAAAGAGCTAAGATGCGTATGGATGGCAGTAAAAATATTTTTGAATATTAAAATTTCCCAATTGTTCTGTTTTGATAAAGGGAGGCTTTCGTAAAACAAAGTCTCTTTTTTGTTAAACCAACATATATAAAGTACATTGACATAGTATAACATTAAATCAACATAGTTTAACTTATTGATTATTAGTTATTTATATTTATTATGTTAGTTATGTTAAAAAAAGAATCAAATTGTAGAAATAAAAAAATAAAAAAAAGAATAGATTACTATAGTAGTAAGTAGAAGTAAAAACTTTAACATAATCAACATAACTTACTTTAATAAAATTATACTATATTTGTTCTAACAAATTTAATTAAATTTAATTCTTATGAGCACACAAGGTTACATACCTAAAGACTTATCATTTGATTCTGAAGCACGAAATAAACTTATTTCAGGAATCACAAAAATTTCAAAAGCAGTTAAGAGTACGTTAGGCCCACGCGGTAAAACCGTTTTAATAGAATCCCCAGAACATGTAGGAGGAATGACTATTACAAAAGATGGAGTTACTGTAGCTAAGAGCGTATTTTTAGATAATCCAATTGAGAACCTTTCTATACAAATGATGAAGGACGCAGCTAATAGAACTGCAAACACAGCTGGTGATGGAACAACTACTGCAATTGTTTTAACTGAGTGTTTAATAAACAGAGGCACTGAGTTAATAGAGAAACATAAAAGCAATACCATTGAGGTTGTAAAACACATACTATCTAAATCAAAAGAAGTAAATAAAAAATTAGATATACTTTCTAAAAAAGTAAGTAAGAAAAGATTATTAGATGTAGCAACAATATCTGCAAACAATGATTCAGAAATTGGTTCTATAATTGCACAGGCTTACAACAAGGTAGGTCCTAACGGAATTGTTACTGTAGAAAAATCAATGACTTCAGAAACATATGCGGAAGTTACAAATGGAATTAGAATTGATCGTGGGTATACCTCAACGTTATTTATTAATAACCAAAGAAAAGATGAGTGTATCCTGGAAGACGTAAAAGTTTTAGTGTGTGATACTGATGTAAGTAATATATTGCAAATAGAAAATATTCTAAAACCAATTATACAAAACAATCAGAAATTTTTAATCATAGGTAATTTATCCACAAATGTTGTCAACACACTTGCAGCTAACGTTGTTCGTAATGGATTAAAGTTTTGTAATATAGTTCCACCAAACTTTGGATTTAAACAACACGAGTTAATGCAAGACATTGCCGTGTCTATTGGAGCAACTTACTATTCTGAAAAGACTGGTGATGATTTAAGTTTAATAAAAACTTCTGATCTTGGACACGTTGATAAAATTATAGTAGGTAAACAATCATCTGTAATTATAAAGCATAACCAACTAACTGAAGAAATACAACAACGAATATCTGAACTTAAAGAACAACAACAAAACACCAGTAACTTAAGTGAACGTAAATTTATAGACGAACGTGTTGCTAATCTTAGTGGTGCAATTGGATGTATTTATGTAGGTGGTGATTCAGATGTAGAGCAGAATGAAAAATTTGACCGAGTCGATGACTCGGTATGTGCAGTCAAGTCTGCACTTGAAAGTGGTACAATTCCAGGAGGAGGATTAGCTTTGTATAATATTGGAGACTATATGATAGATAAATTATCACAGATTCCTTCAGATTTTTATAATGAGGATGATGTTGCTACTATTATATTAGCTCAAGCTATACAAGAACCATTCTATCAGATATTAGAAAACGCTGGGATTGAAGCTGGAAATATTTGTGATGAATTAGAAGACAAGAGCGCACACTTCGGATATGATGTTAAAAATGAGAAGTATGGTGATATGTATGAGTTAGGAATTATCGATCCTTGTAAGGTTACTAAAAATGCATTGACTAATGCAGTATCTGTTGCTACTACAATTTTAAGCACAAACGCTATTGTTACACACGCAAGAATTAAAACAAGTTAAATTATGGGACATATACCACACGCTTTTGAAAATGAAATTTTTGAAAACTATAGAGTAGAAGCACAGAAAATACATAAGGCTATAACTCTATTAGCAAGACAAGGTTATACTCTTATTGATTTAGAAGGTCAAGTAATTACTAAATTTAATATAGATGATAATACAAAACCTTTCCCAAATATTAGATACAATAAAATTCGTAAACAATAAATAATATGAAGCCAATAGGTAAATACATTATTATTAGAAAAATAAACGAAGAAAAGAAAACTGATTCAGGATTAATTTTATCTGCCGATGACGTAGATTCTTACCGTTATCATAAAGCTAAAGTTGTTGAAGCAGGAACACAAGTTGAATGTATTAAAACAAATGACATTATATTTTTTGATAAATCAGCTGGGCACACTATGTTTATTAAAAATGAAACTTATACAGTAATTACCGAGAGGGATGTTGTTGTTGTTTTATAGTCTTATTTAATTTCTTTATATAATTCTTAAAAACTTTATCCATATAAGACGCATCGTGTCTAAACAAAGGATTAGTAACTTCAGGTATCTCTTCACCATTTAATTTTTTATAAACGTTATTAATCATACGTTTAGCTTTGTAAGTTAATTCGTACAAGGTAGCTTCTTTACCATTACGTTTTCTCCAAACATGAATCCAACCGTCTCGTAAAAGCATTCTGAATCTTTTTTCATCCCAAGACATAAGTTCATTAAATTCTGCAAATTTAGATTTGTTGAATATTTGTTCGCTATATAAAAATAAAAGCATTTCTAAATCTGGAGTACCAACATCATAAGTTGCTTTAACCCAATATCTTATAACCCTCCAGTACTTAAGGTAATCGTTATCTGGCATAACACGGTTCCTTGCTTTTTGAATATTTAGACCTTTAAATTTCATTGAATTAAATTAATTATCTTTGTACTAATACCACAAGGTATTTAAAAAAAATAAAAGCTCCAAAATGGAAAGCATTAAAATTAAATTAAAAGAAATAAAAGCTAAACGAAAAGCAAATAAGGCTTCAAGAAAAAAAAGCCGAGCTCAAAAAAAATTAGCAAAACAAGCTGGAAGCTTTAATACTGGTAACAGAAACGCTGTTGGTTATAGTAATATTGTCAATAGCTCTAAAAATAATTAATTAATTTATTTATATTTGTAGTATTATGAAAAAACCAATGAAATCACAAGGATATAATTCAAGACTCGATGAGTCATTGGGTTCAAGAAACGGAAAGAAGTCTCAATCTTTAAAAGATAGAAGAGATGAATCAAAAGCTATGTCTAAAAAAATGTATGGTCACTCTTACGGAGCTGACTCAAGCATGTCGTACAGACATAAGTCAAGTTGGAAAACGCATAAATTTTAATGGCAGCGTTTCCTAAAATAAAAAAATCCCGTCAAGGTGCATTTACAAAATGGGCTAAGGATAATGGATTTAAAGATGCTTGTAGTGCTGCTTCTTCAGTTATGAAAAACAAAAACAAGCACACTAAAAAGGTAGTATCAATGGCTAACTATGCCAACAACTTCGGTTGTAAAAGATAGTAATCAAATAAAATCAAATGGCAAAAACTAAAAAAAAAGTTGCGCCTAAAAAAAAGGCAACAACAAAAGAAACAGTGGTTAACAATTCTAAAACTACGGTAGAGGTTACAGTAGGAAATACAATTCAATACGTACCTCATAAACCAAGAAAAATAGATAGAGTACCACCACCAATAAATAAATAAATAAAATGGGCAAGTTGTTTGTAAAAATAGGATTGTGGATTTCAAAACAATGGTGTAAATACTGTTGTTTTCATAATTCAATAATGGCAAAATTAATTTTTAAAGTTGAAAGTTGCCCTAATCAACTATGTTCTTGTAAAAAATAATTAAATGAAATCAAGAGGATTGGGCGATAGTATAGAAAAATTTACCAAGGCTACAGGTATTAAAACAGTAGTAACTAAAATAGCAGAAAAAGTAGGAACAGGATGTGGATGTAACGACAGAAAAGACACCCTAAACCGTGTTTTTCCTTATAATAAATAAAAGAGATTTTTAACCCTCAAAAAAAAATAAATGGCATACCCAAAAATTACAGTAAACACAGGTCAAGCACTTATAGTAGTGCCAAGTGACACAATTCCAATTCCAAATCCTGGATTTTTAGCAGCGACTGGAGTAGGAAACAAGGTTGACTCTGGAGTTAATTCAGCAATAGCTACTAATAAACTTATTGACTCTTTGTCTTCATGGACTGGAACAACTCCACCACTACCAGTGGTTGTTGGTGATGTGGTTTATAATACCACAACTCCAGCTAATGCTCCAGTAACAGCAGTAGACTCTGCAACACAATTAGCATTTGGCAGTAATATATTTCAAGCAACTCCAGAAAACTATTTAATAGTTAGACAAAATGCACTTGTAGATGATGAAATTAATTTTCTTACAAAAGGAGTAAAAAGTGGAGATGTAGTGTTAAATACTGATAATTTAAGTATTGCAACTGTAACTGCTGTTGTAAATTCAGATGAATTAACACTAAGTGCAAATATATTTGGAAGCAATACAACATATAATGACAACTTTAGAATTTATTCACAAGCTGAAGGTGGTTCTAATTATCCTGCATATGGAGGATTAAATGGTGGAGTAGCAACTACTTCAAATAATCAAGGTTGTTTAATCTATATAGGTGATTCAACTGCGGCAACTACTGTAGCTACACAGTTCTATAATGTAACTGTTAGAACAATTTCAGGAGACATAATAACTTTTTTCAATTGTCAAGTTGGAACTTATTTACCTATACAAGTTGTACAGGTAATGGCTTCAGGAACAACCGCTGACAGACTAATAGCAATTTGGTAATATGGAATGGACACAAACAAATAGTTTTTTAATAGATTTAGATGTTACATATACACTTATAAAAAAATGATGACTGTGCAAGACTTAAAGATTTACGCCATTAACACGGTAAGCCTATTAATTTCTTTTACGGAAATAGAAATGATATTAAAGTTAATTTTATTGACAGCTTCTATAGTTTATACAGCTCAAAGAATATGGATAAACTATAATGAAAAAAAAAATGACAAATAATTTTAAATAAATAAATTTATTATAAGCAGTCAATCGACTGCTTTTTTTATATAAAATATTATGAAAATAAGCAAACACATAACTTATGCCGAAGCTATTCATTCAAATACGGCAAAAAGAAAAGGAATTGATAATACTCCAAATCCTACTCAAGTAGAAAATATGAAATTAATAGCACAAGAAATTTTCGAACCATTAAGAGAATTTGTTGGAGGTCCTATTAAAATTACAAGTATGTTTCGATCTGTTTCTCTTAATGAAGCATTAGGTGGTAGTAGCTCTACAAGTCAACATTTAAAAGGACAAGCTATGGACTTAGATGATGTTTACGGAAACAAATCTAATGCCGATATGTATCATTGGATTAAAGAAAATTTATCTTTTGATAATTTAATTTGGGAATTTGGTACGGACATGAATCCTAATTGGATACATGTATCATATGTTTCTAAGGAAGATAATAGAAATAAATGCTTAAAAGCTTATAAAGAAAAAGGTAAAACTAAATATAAGATTATTTAGCTTAAAAGTTCAATAATTAATTTTTGTAAATTTGTATTATGGCAAAGAAAAAGAAGAAAATGAAAAACCCTTGCTGGAGAGGATTTATAGCATACGGTTTAAAAACAAAAAACGGAAAAAAAGTTCCTAACTGTGTCCCTAAAAAGAAAAAAAAATGATGTCAAAAAAACCAAAAATGTTAAGCGCAATTGAAAAGCCAAAATTGTATTATTCAAAACCTAAAATGGCTGGTGTTAAAAAACCTAAATTAAATGAGGGATTTGATTCTTTACCTTCAAAAGTACAGGCTAAAATAATGAAAAACAAAAAACCTAAAATGGCAATGAAGAAACCTATGTTGTCAATGAAGAAAAAAAAATAAATGTCTTTTAAACTAAACAACATATATGAAGTGTTTGGTCATAATGCAGAATTTTCTAATGGAGATAGAATTGTAAATGAAGTTAAATTACCGAAAAAAGTTTTAGGACAAATAAATCCTAACGGAGTAATTGAAATTAATAACAGTGCAACTCCTTCACAAAAAAGAAAAGCAGTTACGCACGAAACACATCATTTAGAACAAATACAAAAAGGTATTTTACGTTTTGATCATAATAATTATTATTATAGAAAAGACGCTAAATCACCTATCAACGTAATACCCTCAAGTGAAATAAATACTTACGACAGAAGTTTACCTTGGGAACAACACGACTAACATAAGACAATATAAATTAAATAATGGCAAAACCAAGAAAAGGGAAAGCTAAAGTAAAAGTAACATCTTCAGGAAAAAGAGTTAGTTACGGACAAGCTGGTAAAGCAAAAGGTGGTGGCCCAAGGGTAAAGCCTGGAACGTCTAAAGGAGATTCATATTGTGCAAGAAGTTTTGGAATAAAAAAAAGACTATCTAAGAAAAAACAAAATGATCCTAACACTCCAAATAATTTATCTCGTAAGAGATGGAAATGTGTTGGAAAAAAATCTAAAAAATAAATTATGAAATATATACTCTTGTTATTTGCAATACTATCTATTATTATTATTACAAGTTGTGCAACAACTCACGAGCCATTTCACTTTGTTAAAGTATTAGGAGTTACACATGCTGGTGATACAGTACTTATAGATATTAATTCACTTAGACCAAGAGTATATAATACTTATCAGTACAGAAATTCTGTACCATATTATAATTATATACCTTTAAGTCCTCAATTTATTATTCGACCAACAAGACCTGTAATAATACCAACGCCACCTGTGGTTAGACCAACACCGATTAAACCTATAATATTACCAACACCAATATCTAAGCCTATTATAGTAAAAAAAGGAAAATGAAAGAGATTTTAACAAAAATATTTGGTGGTGCAGCTGAAGGTGTTGCTGGAAAGCTTAGTAATATAGTAGATAAGTTTGTTAGAACAAAAGATGAAAAAGCTCAGTTTGAAAAAGAAATGACTGAGATTTTTATTCAGGCAGAAGCAGAGCAACAAAAAAATGTAACTGAAAGATGGAAGTCAGATATGGCAAGTGATAATAAATTGTCAAAATCAGTTCGACCACTAACTCTTATATTTTTATTTGTTTCTACAGTGTTGCTTATCTTTATTGACTCAGGATTTATTAACTTTGCAGTTGATGATGAATGGAAAGAACTCTTAAAAATGCTTCTTATTACAATTACAGCGGCATACTTTGGAGGTCGTAGTTACGAAAAAGGTAAATCAATAAAAAAATAAAGTTTAATGGCAAGAATTTCAACATACGTAACAGATCAAAATATTGTCGCTGATGATAAATGGATTGGTTCAGATTCTCAAAACAACTTTCAAACAAAAAACTTTACTGCAGGTGATGTTGCTAAATTTATTAATACTACAGCATCAGAATCCCAATTATTTAGATATAAATATAGTAATGTAAGTCCTGGTGGTGCAATAATTAGACCAGATGAATCTATAACTTTTACAAACGGTGGTGCACTTACTGTTCCATTTAGTGGTATAAGTCAATTTGTCTTAAGTCAATACGCATTAAATCAAGGTGGACTTTCAATAAATGTATCTACATGGTACACAAGTCCTCTTTTATCTTCAGACGTTTTAATTACTCAGTGTGATGATATAACTCAGTGGGCTATTTATAAATGGAATTCCTCTTCACAAAAAGCTGGGGAAAATACTTTTTATAATATTGGGTTAACTTATGCGAATGGTAATGGTGGCTTGAGTGATGATAAAGATTATTTTATATCTTTGCTTCAGTACGCGGGAAACGCAGGAGACAAGAATGCAGTTAGCGCACAATTGACTGGTTCTGATAGCTATATAGTAACTCACAACCTTAATAAATTTGCGTCTGTAACTGTAAGTTTGGGAACTCCAACTATACCATTAGAAATTGTAGAGTGTCAAACAACGTATATAAACTTAAACCAAGTAAAATTAGATTTTACAAATAATTTCACGGGTGTAGCAATATTTAATTAAAATAAAAAAACATGGCAATAAGATTTTTAAAAGCAATTACGGTAGATGGATCCATTTCGGGTACATTAGCAGCCGATGCAGACTCAACGTACACAGGTATAGTTGTTTCTGAAAGTGGATTACTTAAAACCAGAACCAAAACACAGATAAGATCTGATATTGGCGCTGGAACTATGACTTCATGGACATTAGGAGCCGATACAGGAACTGATGATGTAATTGCAAACGGTCAAGAAGTTGATATTGCTGGTGGTACAGCTCTTTCTTCGGTAATTGCTACTGCAGGTAACAAATCTACAATAACTATAAATCTTGACGATACATCAGTTGTTGCTGGAAGTTATACATCAGCTGATATTACAGTAGATGCTCAAGGTAGAATTACGGCTGCTTCAAATAGTGGTGGTGGTACAATGACTTCTTGGACATTAGCTGGCTCAAGTGGTACATCGCAAACAATAACTGATTCTAACACTGTTAGCTTTTTACAAGGTAATGGTATTACAACTGTAGCATCTGCAACAGACACTTTAACTATTACAAACGTAAAACCTTTTGATAGTATAACAGTAGCATCTACAACTGGCACTGACTCTACAATTGTAAACTCAGGAACATTAACTTTAGCGGCTGGTGCAAATATGACCACTACTAATAACGGAAATGGAACTGTTACAATAGCATATACTGGTGGAACTGGTACTATGAGTAGTTGGACATTGTCTGGAGATAGTGGTCCTGATCAATCTATAACAGATACTAATACAGCAGAATTTGCTGGTGGAACTAATATAAATACTGTTGCAAGTGCAACAGATACTCTTACAGTAAATCTTGATGATAGTATAAGCCTTGCAGGATCTGTAAGTGTTGGAACTACATTAGGTGTCTCAGGAGCTTCTACATTAACTGGAGGATTTACTGCGGGCGCAGAATCTTCAATGGGTAGTAATAAAATTATTAATCTTGCAAATGGATCAGGTGCTAATGATGCGGTTAACTTCGGTCAGCTTCAAAGTGCAGTTAGTGGTGTTGGACTATTTAAAGGAGGATATAATGCAACCACGGGTTTAACAACAGACTTAGGGGCTGGTAACGGTTCTTTAGATGGAGCAAGTAACATTGCTTTAGATCAAGGAGATTTCTTTGTAGTTACTGTAGCAGGTAGTGCTTTTTACACTACGGTGCTTGAAGTAGGAGATTTAATTTTTGCTAACACAGCAATTTTAGCAAATTCTACTCCACCTGAATCAGATTATACAACAGTAATTGCTGATCAAAATATAGCTGGTGTTGGAGCAACAGATGCAGGCGCACAAAAAGGTGTAGCTGGTTTTGACTCTGCAAGTTTTACTGCAACGGTAAATGGTTATATACAATTAATAGATAATAGTACTACTGGTACTTATGGATCGGCAAGTGAAACACCTACTATAACATTTGACAAGTTTGGTGTTGCAACAGCGGCATCAGAACAAGCAATTGCTATTACAGCATCTCAGGTAACTGATTTCTGTGCGGCAGTTTCTACATGTGTAGATGCTAACTTAACATATGCAGATAATATTGGGGATAACTCAGCAACTACTTATGTTGTAAATCACGCTCTAAATACAAGGGATGTTATTATTCAAATGTATGATAATACAACTTATGATACAGTTTATGCAGAAGTTATAAGAACAGATGCTAATAACATAACAATAACAACAACTACAGCTATAGCAACCAATGGAGTGAGAGTAATGGTCTCTAAAGCTGTATAATTTAAATAAAATTTTATGGCTTTTACATGGTTAAGTGGATTTTCAGTAGATGGTAAGGTAGGTATTGGGACGACTACGCCCTCGGGTTTGCTTCACTTATCAAGCACGTCACCTTCAATTTATATAGAAGATACCGATGCTACTAATACATACAATATTACAACAATCTCAGGTGGTAATAATTTAACTTTTGATACAAGAAGAAGTTCAGATGGCGCTTTTGTTTCAACAGATTATCAAATTGTTAAAGACGCATTAGGTGCTAACTATCACAGGTGGTTTACTCAAGGTTCTGAAAGAATGCGTATTGATAGTTCAGGCAACGTCGGTATCGGGGAGACTAATCCTACTGCTAAACTACATCTTTCTACTACTGGCAGTGAACCTATTAATTTAGGTATTCAAAATAGTGAAAGATATTATAAAATTGAGACTGATGGTGGTTATTTAACATTTAACGACGTTAGCGCAGGTGGTACAGCAAGAATGGTCATTGATAGCTCAGGCAAAGTTGGGATTGGTACGATTACTCCTGGTAGTGTACTACACGTGTCAGGTGGTTCAACCACAATACCTACTCTAAGTGGTTCACACCCTTTTACAATTTCCAACACTAATAATTCAGGTATGTCAATAATATCTGGAACAGATGATAATGGTCAAGTAGTTTTTGGAGATGGAAGTGATGCTGATGTTGGTCGTTTAAGGTACCAACATAGTGATAATTCTATGAGATTTTGGACTAACGCAGCAGAAAAAATGCGTATTGCTTCAGACGGTGCTATTAAATTCAACACTTACGGGGCAGGTACTTTGGTATCAGATGCATCTGGAAATATTACAGCAGAGGGAGGAACTTGGAACGGACCTTTCTTACCACTTGCTGGTGGTACAATGACTGCAGGAGCTGTTGTTACTTTTTTAGATTCAAGCGGATCTACAGATGATAGATTAAAGTTTGGAAGTGGTGGAGATATGCAATTATTTCACGATGGAACCGCAAGTCATATTGTTAGTTCAGGTTCAGATTTAAGAATTGATGCGCCTAATTTTATAGTTAGATCTGCCAGTGGTACAGAAAGCATTATTAGAGCTGCTCAAAACGCAGCAGTTGAATTATATTACGACAATTCTAAAAAGTTTGAAACAACAGACTTAGGGGTTACGTTTAGTAATTTAGCTGCCACATCTGCTGCAAGTAGTTCAGTTGATGAAGTTAAAATAGGAAGTTTTGGCGCAGGTAGACCAGCTATATATTTTGGAACTTCTGATACTACTTATAGTAATAGCACTTGGTTTATAGAAAACATAGGTGCATCAGGTAAATTTAGAATTGGTAGAAATGGATTAGATGTTTTTGAAATATTAAATTCAGGAGATACAACTTTTGCAGGCAATGTCTCAATAGTAGGAACTTCAGCACAAAACTACAGGGTTACTGATGGTACACAAAATATTTATGTAGGATCTTCTGCTAATGCAAGGTTTGGATTAGGGGCAGGCTCAAGTATAATACAAAGCACAGGAGCAGCTTTTGGTATTGGTACACAAGATGGTCAAGCTTTAAGATTTGGTACTAACAACACAGAGGTTTTAACTTTAGACACTTCTTCAAATGCAACTTTTGCAGGTGCTATTGGTATTGGTGGAATAACACCTGCTAATGGTTATATGGTAGATATTGCTCCAACAGGTGGTAATATAATTAGAAGCACAAGAGGTACATCGGTTTTTGGTGCATATCAATCTAATAATTCAGATGTTTACTTAGGAACAATATCCAATGATACTTTTAAAATAATAACTAATGATGGCACTGCAATAACAATAGGAGCAAATAACGACGCAAATTTTGCGGGAAACACAAGTGCTCTCACGGTTACCTCAAGAGATAATATGTTTGTTGACGCAGGACAATTATATATTGGAGCTGATGATAGTCAAACAGACAATACATATAGACAAGTAGTTAACACTGGTGCGGGTTCATTTAAACTTCAAAAAAGAATTAGTGGAACTTTTACAGATGTATTAGGTTTTGATAATCTTCAAAACGCAACTTTTGGAACACAGGCATTTGCAACAACAGCTACATCTACTGGAAACGCATCATCTACTCTAACAACAAAAGGTTATGTAGACGGTTTAATTACTGGAGCTACAATATATAGAGGAACCTGGCAGGCAGGTATATCCGCTACATCAACAGGGACAACTTCTTCCAGTACGACATTAACAGTTTCTGCAGCTATACTTGATGCTGCTGGTAATACACCTACTTTGGTTGGAGCTGTAGTTACAGGAGCTGGAATAACAGGTACTGTAAAAGTAGCATCCGTTACTTCTTCTACAGTTTACGAATTAGACACAGCAATAAGTGCAACAGCAAGCGCATACATATTTTCCCCAATATATGGAGCCCCTGATTTAAGTGGTGTAACACAAACATCTGGATACTACTATATCTGTAGTGAAGCAGGTAGCGCAACACCTAATGGAGCAGGCACAGAGCCTAACACTTGGAGTGTTGGTGATTGGGTAATATGGAATGATGATGTTGGTTCTGGTGAATGGCAAAAAGTAGATAACTCATCTGTACTATCAGGCGCAGGTACAGGGCAAACTGTAGCTTTATGGGAAGGACCAAGTTCTGTTACAGATTCAGAAACTTTAGGTAATGCACCAATAACAGTTAGTGGTAATAACACAACTTTTGCAGGTGCTGTGGTACTACTTGATGATAAAAAATTAGAGTTTGGTGGTGGCGGAGATTTTAAAATTTGGCATGCTGCTGGAGAAAATACATATTTGAGAGAAACCGGGGAAGGAGCAACAGTATTTCAATCAAATGGTTGGTATTTTCAAAATACAGCATCTCCAGCTGTTACTGGAATGCATTTAACCGATGCAGGTACCGCAACTTTTTCAGGAAATCTTAACGTTAATGGAAATGCTACTTTAGGTAACGCAACTACAGATGACCATGTGTTTAATGGTCAAGTAACTCAGGTAACTGGCGACGCATTAGGCTTTAAATTACTAAGGTCAAACGGTGCTACGAGTATGTTAATATCAGCAAGTAGTGATGCTGAGTTAGAATTTGGAACAGACAATGGCAGCGGTACAAACACAACACAATGGACTATTGGAAAAGATGGTACTGATAATTCATTTAGAATATCTAATAGTGCATCTTTAGGAACAAGTGATACTTTAACTTTAACAGGCGCTAACGCAACTTTTGCAGGAACAATAGACTCAGGTGCTATAACTACAACAGGAAATATTACATCAACTGCTACATCATTTGTACAAAGTTTTAATGTTACTGACAATAGTACATTTTTTAATATAAATCATACAGGAAATGAAGCTTGGGCTTTTAAATGTGAATCAATAGGTGGTACAAATGATGCAATTACTATTGGTACAACAGCAGGAACAATCGAGGTTGATGAAGCAGGTCAAATTTTCTCACATCAAAAATTAGATGTAGCAACAGCAGGTGGTAGATTAACAGGAAAAAGTAATAGGGGTTATTTAGCTTCTATACATTTAGAGCAAGTCGCCACAGGTGCTGATGGTGGAGAAATTTACTTTATGACTGCTCCTAATGGAACAACAGCAGGAGTAAAAAGAATGGTTATAGAGAGTTCTGGCAACGTAGGTATCGGGACGGATGATCCTGATTCTAAACTTGATGTAACAGGTGGTGATATTACAGTAAATACTTCAGGTGTTGGATTTATGAACTTTAAGTATGGTTCTGCTGGCAGCGAGTCTACTATGGGAAGTATACAAACAACTGGTATTGATTTAAAAATAAATGCAACTTCTGATTTATTATTGTTACCAGGAAGTAACGTCGGGATTGGGACAACTGGGCCTACAGGAAAGTTAGAAGTTCAAAGATCACAAGTTACAACTCAATTTGATAGAGATTGTTTTTTAAGATTACACCCATCCGCAACTACAGACGATGGCGGTTTTACAAATATGTTTTTTGGTACTTCAACAACTAATAATTATGGAGTTGCTCTTGGTGGTAAAAGAGAGGGTACAGGAGATGGAGAGCCTACTTTTGCTATTAGAATGTTAGATGATGCAATTGCAGGTATAGAAGTTTTAAATATTGGTAGTACTGGCGCAATTAAATTCAATGCTTACAATTCCACAAACAACACAGGTACTCCAACTTACATGTTAGGTACCGACGCTTCTGGTAATGTAGTTAAAGTTTTAGGTGGTGATATACCAGGTGTACCAGGTGGATCAGGTACATTAAGAACTATTCCTATGTGGACGCCAGATGGTGATACCTTAGGTAATAGTGTTTTAAAACAAGATGTAGCTAATCAAAATATTGGTCTTGGTATTACGCCAGAGACTGGAATGGTTACTTATGTTGCTCAATTAAGAATAGGTGAACAAAGCGCAATTCAAGGCCATACAGACGGAGTTGGTCAAGATTCTTTTACGTGTGTTACTACTAATTGGAAATTTTCAACATCAGGTGCCCAGTTTATAAATGGTACTACTTCAGATCCAGGTTATGCTAATCTATATCAACAACAGGTAGGTGAGCATTCTTTTTTATGTTCTACTGCAAGCGGAATAGCAGGTGGAGCTATCACGTCAAGAATGCAAATGGTAATAAAGCAAACTGGAAATGTTGGTATTGGGACGACAAGTCCTGGAACTTTACATAGTGCATCTTATGGTTTTACAAGGCTACACATAGACGGTGGCACTGATAGAGGACAAATGATAATTGAAGGAGATTCTTTTGCAGGAATTGTATTATCTGACAATGGAGCAACTGCTAATCAAAGGGTTTTTGCTACAAGTGTAGACGATACTAAATATACAATAAAACCCCTTAATGATAATGGAACAAGTACAGCAGGTGGAGTAGCTGTTACTATTCTACACGGCGGCGACGTCGGGGTCGGGACAACTTCTCCTACCTCAGTATTCCATGTTAGTGGCGCAAATTCCGTATTAACAATTGAATCTACAACAAGTGGGCAAAATTGTAGCACATGGTATAAAGCAGATGGAAATAATCAATGGGAAACTGGTTGCAATATAGGTGCTGGTACAGATTACCAAATTTATGATCGTCTTAACTCTGCTTCAAGAATGGTTGTTGGCCATAATGGTGATGTAACAATTCCTGGCAACGTTGGGATCGGAACGACTGGACCTGGAGCTAAATTAGACATTAGTGATGCAACAATTTATTCTATAAAGCTTAGCAATACCGCTGCTTACGACTCAGGTATAAATAATGGTATTGTTTTTAATGGAAAATATACTTCTGGCGGTAGTGTAACTGATATGGCTTCTGTTAGGGGTGGAAAAGACAATACTACAGATGGAGATTTTGGTGGAAAATTAACATTTCACACAAGAACAAACAATGGTGTAGATACAGAAAGAATGCGTATAGATTCTACAGGTAATTTAGTTTTACCAACTGCAACCTCAAATATAAAAGGTGGAACAACTGCAGGTAGTTTAAATTTATTAAATAGTGATTCAACCGCTTATATTACTGTAAATGGTAGTACGCGACTTGGTACACCAAATCAAATAAGTCTTATAACAACCACTTCAATTGCATTTTACACAGGTTCAAGTTCTACAAAAGTAATGCAAATACTTTCAAGTGGAAATGTAAATATTGGACCTACTGAAACGGCAAGTAGCAGTGTTACAGGTCCTTTTGTAGTAACTCACACAAGCAGTAGATTTTTAACCTCAAGTTATGAAGAAAGTGCAGTAAGTTTAAGTGCAAAAAACAACAATAATAATTTAGAAACTTTAAGACTTGCAGGTGATAGTATTAAGTTCTTTAATGGAACAAATACAGTTGGAAGTCAAACAATGGTTATTCTTAATAGTGGTAATGTAGGAATTAATGTTACTGGACCAAGTTATAAGCTTGATGTCGGTGGAACTATTAGAGCTACAGGAGATATTATAGCTTATTCAGATATTAGAGTAAAAGAAAATATTAAAACTATTGATAATTCACTTGAAAAAGTAAGTAAATTAAGAGGTGTAGAGTTTAATAAAATAGGTGATAATGAAAAGTCTATTGGAGTTATAGCTCAAGAAATAGAAAAAGTTATTCCAGAAGTTGTAAAAGAAGACGATGAGGGTATGAAGTCTGTTGCTTACGGTAACATATCTGGATTACTAATAGAAGCCATAAAAGAATTAAAAGCGGAAATAGAAGATCTTAAAAAGAAGATAAAATAATGGGATTACCAAGTTCAGGAACCATATCAGCAAGTATGATAAATACAGAGTCTGCAACAGTAAGTACTACCAACGCTCCGTTATCAGGAAGTAGTAGTACACCTCAAGATGATTCTTTAGTAAAAAGATATGACGATGCTACTCCTACGCCAGTGGATCAAAACGCTCCCCACGCTTACTCTGAATTTTATGGCAAATCATTTACGTCTCCAGACATACCTTGTGGCGGCACATTATCTGCAGGTAGTGGTACTGGATACTTTGAGGCAACCATAACAAGTGGAAACCCAACAGGTGCTATTGTAGTATATTTTTACCCACAAGGTGTGCCAGATGGGGTTGCTTATGAGTTTAATGGTACAACATATAATGATTTAACTTCAAATACGTATGGATATGCAGCTGGAACAGGTAATAACTTAAATATTGTAGGTGATGATGATAGAACAGGTTGTACAGCATCTACTTTAGCATCTCAAAGTCCAAAAACATTACCTACTTCGGTATGGAATGGTAGTTCTTTTGGTTTGAATGGTGGATCGACAAGTGTGGTAACCACTAATACAAACTTAAATGGAACAAATGGAAACATATATTATACGTTAGTAATTCCTAAACCAAGTTTAACACCTACAACTGGAACTTTAAAAGTAGTAGGACCTTGTTCTGGTACGGCTTGGAATGTTAAAGTATTATGTCCTGCAACATTACCTTCTTTTACAACAAATGGTGTTAATAGTACTTTCCAAGGATCTTGTTGTGCAGCGCAAGATAGAACATATTATTTCGCCAGAAATGCAGGAGGTAGTTTTGTGGTTGACACAAATACTTTACCGCAAGTTGGTAATTTTGTTTTTTCAGACTCAAATGGTGCGAGTGTTTTAACAAACGGATATTATAGAATTACTTCTAATACAGCTATATATGTTGTTAATGGAGTCGTTGATTCTATAAGCACTGGATGCTCTGCTTGTTTAACTTCATATGCAAGTTCTTTATCAGCAAGACCAGAAAATGCATGTACTGCAACTATAAATCAAACATATTATCATGATGGATCTGGTACATTCCCAGTTGCAAATGATGTTGTTTATTCAGATTCAGCAGGTACAACATTTTTAAGTATTGGTCACTACAGAGCTGGATCTACACGTTACAGGGTTGACGCTAATGGAGTAGTTGGTCAAGTGTTCATATGTTAAAAATAATTAAATAAATAAATACTAACTTTACAAAAAAAAACAAATGGCAGTTATTTACAAATGGGACATCCCACAAATGAACGCTCACATTCAAGCAGATGGGCAAGACAATGTAATCTACACAGTACATTACAGATACACAGGTTCTGAAGAATCTGGGGGAATTATTTACTCTAACACTAATATTGGAACGCAAAGTTACACGTATGTAGCTGGTGATCCTTTTGTACCTTACGAAGATACTGAAGCTTTTGAAGCTGTAGTTATTGGGTGGTTAGAAGGTTCTTTAGATGTTCCAGCAATGCAATCGTCTATAGCTGCAAACATACAATCTCAAATTACACCAGTAAATGAGGATTTATATTTCACTTGGCAAAATCCAGCTCCTCCAATAGAGGAATAACATTAAAGATTATAAAATCTTTTTTGTATATTTGTTTAAATATTAATAAATTAAATATAATAAAATGGAAGACGCAAAAATTATTAGCGAAAAAAAATTAACAGAAGATCAGTTAAAACAAGTTAAGGAGTTAAATGGAAAATTTTTAGCTACTAAAGTTCAAATAGCTGATGCAGAAATTAACAAAAATAAATCTTTAAAAGATTTAGAAGTTATACAAGTTGAGTTTGCAGATTTAGAGAAAAAACTAATTGAAGAGTACGGTGATAATGCTGTTATAGATTTAGCTACAGGCAAGGTAACACACCCAGAAAAAGAAGAAAAAGATGGCGAGAATAAGTAACACATCTGCGTATCCAAATATAGGAACTCCTGTATCATCAGATTATTTAATATTAACTGACAAGTCAGATAATTTAATAACAAAAACATGCACTTTAGGAGATGTTCAAAATTTATTTGGAATAGATACGTTGGTAGCACATGTTACTCTTAATAGCGCCTCTTTACTTGCTTTAGGAAGTACTCCAGCAATTTTAATTCCAGCACCAGGTGTAGGGAAAGTTATTGATGTAATAAGTATAATGGTTTATTTAGATACTGGTTCAGTAGTTTATAATTTTACTCCTGCACTACCAGTAACAATAGGTACTGAATCTATTGCTTCAGTATCAAACTCAAGTGTTAACTCAGCTACAGATATAGTTTTTAAACCTGAAGTACCTCAGTCGAATGAAGTTATAGCTCAAAATACTGCGTTAACTTTAACTGCTGTTTCTAATCCTACGCAAGGAACAGGTGTATTATATTTTAATGTATTTTACAGAGTTCTTACAGTAGGAACATCATTTTAATTAAATGGACATAAGAAAAATTTCTATAGGTGCAGACTATAAGTCTGGAGCAATGCATTACATTGTAGGGCAAGATGTTTTAGGCGGCACTTATAAGATTCATTTAATACAACAAGAAAACACATCATATAAAATTTGGATTATAAAAAGCGAAGAGGTTTTATTGTGGAAAGAATTTAAAACCACAATGCCAATATCACTTGAATATAATATAAATTTTTAATGAAATCCCCACACTCATTTTTAGTCACTCCAATTGATAATAAAAGGTATGTAAATACTAAAGAAATTGGTGGCATAGACTTTATTATTAGCACTTCTGAAGAAAACCATAAAGCATCTAATCGTTTTGCAACTGTTGTAGAAACTCCTTTGGGTTATAAAGGTGAAGTAAAAAAAGGAGACACACTTCTTGTTCATCATAACGTTTTTAAATTTTATAACGATATGAAAGGTAGAAGAAAAAGTGGTAAAAGTTTTCTTATGGGAAATTTATTTTTAGTTGATCCAGATCAATTTTATCTTTATAAAAGAGATGGCGATTGGAGAGGATATAGTAAATATTGTTTTGTAAAACCAATATGTAAAAAAGATTCATTTTTAAAAAAATCTGGAAGTGTTGAGCCTTTGATGGGTGAAATAAAATACATAAACAAAGAACTTGAAAAGTTAGGATTATCTGTAGGTGATGAAGTTTCATTTCAACCAGATTCAGAATATGAATTTAATATAGAAGATGAGATAGTTTATAGAATGTATACTAACAACATAACAATGGTTTTATAAAATGGATATTAAAGAAATTAAATTAGAAATTATTAAAGCTGGAGAAAATGCCGTACGTCAACTTATTAAAGTTGCTAAAGAAGAAATAATAAAGCCTGATCCAGAAGATGAGTTAGCTGCTGATAGATTAAAAAATGCTGCTGCAACAAAAAAATTAGCAATTTTTGATGCTTTTGAAATACTAAAACGAATAGAAGACGAAAAATCCGAATTAGATGGCACAGATACAAAATCAAAAACTCCAAAAGGGTTTGCAGAATCAAGATCAAGATAAACTATATGTAGTATTAAAAAACTTTATTCCACAAAATGTAATTGCTACTAAAAATAAAGCTTACACTTGGAAACCTGGATATAATGAAAAATACGACATAGTTGTTATTTCACAAAATGGAACCATTGGAGATATTTATGAAATAAATGGTCTTAAAATAGCCTTACCTAAAACTCCTATATTAAAATCTACTAAAAAAAAAGATGATCAATTTTGGTCAGCATCTGATATTCCAAAAGAGTTAAGTAAAATTCAAAGCATATTTCAATGGCATAATACTACTCCTAATTTTAAATCAAAATGGGTAGAATATATTGAAACTGAATTTGATAAAAGAGAACAAGGATATTGGTTTTTAAATAACGGACAACCTACTTACATTACAGGGACTCATTATATGTATTTGCAATGGACTAAAATAGATGTTGGTCATCCAGATTTTAGAGAAGCAAATAGAATTTTTTATATTTATTGGGAAGCATCTAAAGTAGATAAAAGAAGTTTTGGAATGTGTTATCTAAAAATAAGACGTTCTGGGTTTTCATTTATGGGTTCTTGTGAAGGTGTTAATACCGCTACAATATCTAAAGATTCTCGTGTTGGAATTTTATCTAAATCTGGTTCTGATGCAAAAAAAATGTTTACTGATAAAGTAGTTCCTATCTCTAACAACTATCCTTTCTTTTTTAAACCCATACAAGATGGTATGGATAAACCTAAAACTGAATTAGCATATAGAGTTCCAGCATCTAAGATTACTAAAAAAAATATGTATTTAATAGAGGACACAGAACTTGAAGGTTTAGATACTACAATTGACTGGAAAAATACTGGAGATAACTCTTATGATGGTGAAAAACTACAATTACTATTGCACGATGAAAGTGGTAAGTGGGAAAAACCAGATAATATATTAAATAACTGGCGAGTTACAAAAACATGTCTTCGTTTAGGTAGCAAGATTATAGGCAAATGCATGATGGGTTCTACATCAAATGCATTAGATAAAGGTGGTTCTAATTTTAAAAAGTTATATAACGATTCAAATCCTCAAGAACGAAATCAAAATGGTCAAACAAAAAGTGGACTATATAATTTATTTATTCCTATGGAATGGAATATGGAAGGATTTATCGATAGATATGGTATGCCTGTATTTTATAATCCATTAACATATACTAAAGGTATAGATGGCGAAAAAATATTTCAAGGAGCAATAAATTATTGGGAAAATGAAGTTGAATCTTTAACTCAAGATCCAGATGCTTTAAATGAATTTTATCGTCAATTTCCAAGAAGTGAATCTCACGCATTTCGTGATGAAAGCAAACAATCATTATTTAATTTAACTAAAATATATCAACAAATAGACTACAACGAATCATTGTTAATGAAACGACATGTAGTTCAAGGTCGTTTTAGTTGGGCTAATGGAATAAAAGATAGTAAGGTAATATGGACTCCAGATAAAAGAGGAAGATTTTTCGTATCTTTCTTACCAACAAAGAATTATCAAAATAATGTAATAACCAGAAACGGAAGGAAATACCCTGGCAATGAACATGTTGGTTGTTTTGGATGTGATTCTTATGATATATCTGGTGTTGTTGTAGGGAAAGGTTCAAATGGTTCTTTACACGGAATGACAAAATTTAATATGGATGAATGGCCAAGTAACCAATTTATTTTAGAATATATTGCCAGACCTCAAACCGCTGAGATATTTTTTGAAGAAGTATTAATGGCATGTGTTTTTTATGGAATGCCAATATTAGTTGAAAATAATAAACCAAGATTATTGTATCATTTAAAAAATAGAGGGTATCGTGGGTTTTCTTTAAATAGACCAGATAAAGTATTTAATAAACTATCTAAAACTGAAAAAGAATTAGGTGGTATTCCTAATACATCTCAAGATGTTAAACAAGCACATGCATCAGCTATAGAATCATATATAGAAAAACATGTTGGGTTTGATATGGAAGGGATTTTTAGAGAAAGAGATGATGTTGGTTCAATGCACTTTCAAAGAACTTTAGAGGATTGGGCAAAATTTGATATTAACAACAGAACTAAATATGATGCCTCTATTAGTTCTGGTTTAGCAATTATGGCTAATCAAAAACACCTCTATACACCGACAAAAGAAAAGTCGAAAATTAGCATTAACTTTGCAAGGTACAATAACAACAGTTCAGTAAGTCAATTACTTAATAAATGAAAAAAGTAAAAATAGATATAAAGGCTGCTGCATTTCCAGATCAATTTGTTTCTGATTCTCAAAAGAAAACAAATGAATATGGTTTACAAGTAGGACAAGCAATACAGTATGAATGGTTTAGAAGAGACGGCAATTCTTGTCGGTTCTATAGCCAATGGGCAGAGTTCCATAAACTACGGCTATATGCACGTGGAGAACAATCAATAGCTAAATATAAAAACGAATTAGCAATTGATGGTGATTTAAGTTATTTAAATTTAGATTGGACTCCTGTTCCTATAATTCCAAAGTTTATTGATATTGTGGTTAACGGTATGTCCGATAGGATGTTTAAAGTTAATGCCTATGCTCAAGACGTTTTGTCAGCAGAAAAAAGAAATGAGTTTCAAGATATGATTGAAGCTGATATGGTTGCCAAGCCAGTTTTAAGTCAAATGACACAAGATTTTGGTATTGATTTATTTAATACTCCTGAAGAAGAATTACCTGGAAGTAGTGAAGAACTGGAGTTATATATGAATTTAAAATATAAACCAGCGGTTGAAATAGCATGTGAAGTAGCTATAAATACTTTGTTTGACGAAAATCATTATAACGATATAAGAAAAAGAGTAGACTATGATATTACTACTATAGGTATTGGTATTGCTAAACATGAATTTCTACTTGGACAAGGTGTTAAATTAGATTATGTTGATCCAGTAAATGTTGTGTATAGTTATACAGAAGATCCATATTTTAAAGATTGTTTTTATTGGGGTGAAGTTAAAACTGTTCCAATGACGGAGTTAATTAAAATTGATCCTGATTTAACAAATGAAGATTTAGAAGAAATATCTAAATATAGTCAGTCGTGGTATAATTATTATAATAATGCTCAGTACTATGAAAACAGTATGTTTTATAAAGATACTGCTACATTATTATACTTTAATTACAAATCAACAAATTCTTTTGTATACAAAAAGAAACAAATGGCTGATGGTACTTTTAAAACAGTACAAAAAGATGATGAGTTTAATCCTCCTCAAAAAATGCAGGAAGAAGGCAAATTTGAAAAAGTAGAAAAAACTATTGATGTATGGTATGAAGGTGTAATGGTTATGGGGACTAATATTGTTTTGCAATGGAAGATGATGGAGAATATGGTCAGACCAAAGTCAGCAAATCAATTTGCAATGCCAAACTATGTAGCATGTGCACCAAGAAGTTATAAGGGTATGATGGAGTCTTTATGTAAAAGAATGATTCCTTTTGCAGATTTAATTCAAATAACTCATTTAAAAATTCAACAAGTTGTTTCTCGTGTAGTTCCAGATGGTGTGTTTATAGATGCAGATGGATTGAATGAAGTTGATTTAGGAACTGGTAACGCTTATAATCCTGAAGATGCATTACGTTTATATTTTCAAACGGGTAGTGTTGTAGGTAGAAGTTATACAGGTGATGGTGAATTTAATAATGCTAAAGTACCTATTACTCAATTAACCTCAAATAGTGGTTCTTCTAAACTACAAATGCTTATAGCTAACTATAATCATTACTTAGATATGATTAGAACTGTAACTGGTTTAAATGAAGCCAGAGATGGTTCAACTCCAGATTCAAGATCATTAGTTGGTGTTCAAAAGTTAGCAGCTTTAAATTCCAACGTAGCAACACGACATATTTTAGATTCCAGTTTATATATAACAAGGACGTTAGCAGAAGCATTAACAATCAGAACTGCTGATGTTTTAAAGTATGCAGAGTTTAAAGATGAGTTTGCTATGCAAATAGGAAAATACAATACTGGAATTTTAGATGAAATTAAAGATTTATATATTTATGATTTTGGTATTTTTCTTGAATTAGCTCCAGATGAAGAACAAAAAGCTATGCTTGAACAAAACATTCAAATGGCTTTAGCTCAAAAAGATATTAATTTAGAAGATGCTATAGATATAAGAGAAATACATAATCTTAAAATGGCTAACCAATTGTTGAAAGTTAAGCGTAGACAAAAACAAGAGTTAGAGCAACAACAGATTGCAGAACAACAAGCAGCTCAAGCTCAACAAGCTATGGCTCAACAACAAGCTACAGCTCAAATAGAAATGTCTAAAATTCAAATGCAAACAGAATCTAAAATGCAACTTGAACAAGCTAAAAATCAATATGAAGTAGCTAAACTTACAGCAGAAAAAGAATTAAAACTTGCTCTTATGCAAGAAGAATTTAACTTTAATATGCAATTAAAAGGTGTGGAACAAACGCAAATAGATGCACGTGAAAAAGAAAAAGAAGATGGCAAGTCTCAAAGAATTAGCCAACAGTCTACGCAAACATCTAAAATGATTCAACAGAAAAAAAGAGATTTACCTCCTATAAATTTTGAATCTAACGAAGACACATTAGATGGTTTTGACTTGGCAGAATTTGATCCAAGATAATGTTTGATAAGTTTTCTATAAACAAATACAAGTCTTATAAATATTCAGCACCTGGTTCAATAAAAGAGCTTAAAGAGGTAATGAAAGTTAATACTGTTCCGTTAGATAATAATTATGCTAATCGATATGATAATATATATGGTGTCTTTGAAAGAATTTTAGAAAAAAGAAATGTTGAGTTTCCAGGTGAATTAGTTTATTCTTTAATTAAAGAATCTGCATCAATAATAAAAAAAATTAAAGATTATCATAATCGTCTAAGACCACATCAAGCAGCTTTAAACTTAGGAATTAGTATAAAATACAATAACATGGAGAGTGCTAAAACACCTTCATTTCCTTCAGGACACGCAGCTCAATCGCAATTAATAGCACAAGTTTTATCAGATAAATACCCCAGATATACTTCTGAGTTTATGCAGGAAGCTAAACATATTGGTAACAGTAGACTTGTTGCTCATGTTCATTACCAATCTGATATTGATGTAGGTATTAAATTAGGTAATGATTTATATAAACACTATTTAAATAACGCTTAAATATTAACTAAATAAATGTATAACTTTGTACTAAATTAAAATTTAATCTAATGGAAATAAAAGTAAGAGCCGTAGAAGGCAACGAAACAAAGTCTAAAGTTCAAATAGAAGAACAACTTTTAAAAGAACACGAGGCTCAGTTGCAAGAGGCAGACAACCAAACTAATGTAGTTGATTCTACTATAGTTAACAAAGAAGAGGATAACACCTCTGAAGAAAATACTCCATCGTCAGAGTTAAATGACGAACACGTTCTTTCTTATATTAAAGATAGATATAACAAAGATATAAATTCAGTTGAAGAACTGTTTGCGGAAAAAGAGGCAAACGAACCATTACCTGAAGATGTGTCTATGTATTTAAAGTACAAGCAAGAAACTGGACGTGGTATTAGTGATTTCTATAATTTACAAAGAGATTATGATACTATGGACGAAGATGCTGTACTGGCTGACTATATTGCAAACCAAGAAGAAGGTTTAGATGCAATAGACATTCAAGATATCATAGAAGATAAGTTTGGGTTTGATGAAGACTTAGACGAACCTAAAGATATTAAGAAGAAAAAGTTAGCTAAAAAACGAGAACTTGCAAAAGCAAAAAAGTTTTTTAACGAAGAAAAAGATAAATATAAAATTCCTCTTGAGTCAAGTGGGGGTGGGTTATCTGAAAATCAAGAAAAAGAACTTAATGCTTATAAGAGTTACATAGAGGAATCTAAATCTTCCAAAGAAATCTCCCAGAAAAGGCGAGATTATTTTTCCCAAAAAAGCCAAGAGGTTTTTAACAATGATTTCAAAGGTTTTGATTTTAGTGTTGGGGATAATAATATTACCTATAAACCAGGAGAAGCAAATGAATTATACAATGTCCAAAAGGATTTTGGTAATTTTGTCGGTAAATTTGTAGGTGATGATGGCTTAATAAAGGATGCTAAATCCTATCATAAAGCTATTTCAGTTGCATTAAATCCTGATAAGTTTGCAAAACATTTTTATGATTTAGGAGTATCTCAAACCGTAGATGATGTTAGTAGAAAATCTAAAAACATTAATATGGATGTGAGACAAGCTCCAAGAATGAATGCAAAAGATGGTTTGCAAATTAGAGCAGTACAAAACGACAGTAGTGGACGAGGACTCAAAATTAGAAGTATTAAAAATAAATAATTAACAAAATTTAAAAATTAAAAATTATGGCAGTAAATGTAGCCCCTGGTTTTGATTTGCAACCAAGTAGTCAACAAGTACCGTTGTCTACCAATTATATTACAAATTTTGATTTCTTGAATCAGTATTTACCTGATACATATGAAAAAGAATTTGAAAGATATGGCAATCGATCTGTAGCTTCCTTCCTTAGAATGGTAGGAGCTGAAATGCCTTCTAACTCCGACCTTATCAAATGGGCAGAGCAAGGAAGATTACACACTAAATACACTAAGTGTACAACAGCATCAGCAAGCACTGCTATTGAAGCTGATTGGACAATTCCAAACAACATTACTAACTTTAACCCTGCATTGGGTGGTGGTAGTTTAGCAGCTCTTAGAGTTGGACAAACTGTAATGATATCTGATAACACTCCTGGTTCTACTTTGAGCGTTAAAGGTATTGTTAAAGAAGCACCTTCCGCTGGAGGTCTTGGAGTTAATGTTGTAAAAATAGCATACTATGAATTGACGCAACAAATTGCTCCAAATGCAGAGTGTGATATTTTTATATATGGTTCTGAATTTAACAAAGGAACTCTTGGAATGCAAGGTTCTTTAGAAGCTGATGACTTTATTTTCAGTAACAAGCCAATTATAATCAAAGACAAGTATTCTGTTTCTGGTTCTGACATGGCTCAAATTGGATGGATTGAAGTTACAACTGAAAATGGAGCTTCTGGATACTTATGGTATTTAAAATCTGAGCACGAAACAAGACTTCGTTTTGAAGACTATCTTGAGACTGCAATGATTGAAGCTGTTCCTGCAGTAGCAGGTTCTGGAGCTGGTGACTTTTTACAAGGAACTGGAGCTGGATTATCTGCGGCAAACTTAAATGGTTCTGATGGAATCTTTTTTGTTGTTGGACAAAGAGGTAATGTATACGGTGGAGGAAATCCACAAGTATTAGCTGATTTTGATAATGTAATTCAAAGATTAGACAAGCAAGGTGCTATTGAAGAGAATGTAATTTTCTTAAATAGAAACTTCTCATTTGATATTGACGATATGTTAGCTGCTCAAAACTCTTATGGAGCTGGTGGTACATCATATGGTTTATTTGACAATGATGAAGAAATGGCTTTAAATCTTGGATTTACAGGATTCAGAAGAGGTTATGACTTTTACAAGTCTGATTGGAAATACTTAAACGATCCTACTATGAGAGGTGGTATTGTTGGTGGAAAAGTAAATGGACTTTTAGTCCCAGCTGGTTCAACAACTGTATATGACCAAATCTTAGGTAAGAACGCTAAAAGACCATTCTTACACGTAAGATATAGAGCTTCTGAAACTGAAGACAGACGTTACAAAACTTGGATTACTGGTTCTGCTGGTGGTGCAAGAACTTCTGATCTTGATGCAATGGAAGTTAACTTCTTGAGTGAAAGAGCTGTATGTACTTTAGGTGCAAACAACTTCTTTATATTTCAAGATTAATAGTAAATAGTAGTAATAGTTACCCTCGTTGTATTGACGAGGGTAGTTATTATTTTTTTTAAATCAAATTAAATTATATTATAATGAAAAAAGAAAAATACGAAGACAAGTTCTACAGATTAAAGAGAGACACTGCACCATTATGTTATATGTTGCCTACACGTCACTCAAATCGATACCCTTTATTGTGGTTCGATGATGAAAAAGGTGTTAATAGACCTTTACGATACGCTAAAAACCAACGCTCTCCTTTTGAGGATGAACAAGACGGAAATGCTATTTTAGAACCCGTTACTTTTGACGATGGTGTTTTATATGTATCAAAACAAAACCAAATATTACAACAATTTTTATATTATCACCCACAAAGAGACAAAGTCTTTGAAGAAATAAATTCTGCCAAAGATGCTGCTGAAGAATTAGAAGTAGTGGAAATGGAATTAGATGCATTAATTGCTGCTAAAGAATTAAGTATAGATCAAATTATTTCTGTAGCAAGAGTATTGCTTGGTAAAAATGTTGATAAAATGACAACTACTGAATTAAGAAGAGACATACTTCTTTATGCAAGACAATATCCTTTAGAATTTATAGACACATTAAATGATCCTATGTTGGCTTTACAAGATGATGTGTATCGATTTTTTGATAATGGATTTTTAACATTTAGAAATGGTAACAAAGAAGTGTATTTTAATTTGCCTAAAAACAAAAAGAAACTTTTAACTGTTCCATTTGGAGAAGATGCATTTTTTATTGTAGCGTCTCATTTTCAAAGTGATGAAGGTATAGAAATTTATAAGTTGTTAAAAAATAAGCTTAAAAAAGAAAAAGAATAATTTATATCTTTGCAGAGAGAATTTTCTCATTAACCCATTAATATTTTTACTTATGGAAAAGTTTATTAAATTATTTAAGTCTGGTACTGGACAAAACAAAGGTGACATTTTAATTCCAGTTGCTGGAATTGTTGAAATCAAACAAGAAAGTGACACTGTTGTCAATATCTTTTACGCTGGAAATTCAACTGCACAAGCAGGTTATGCTATTGCAAGTGATGGTTCAGCTTCAGTTACAGCACAAACTAATGTTGTACAAGCGTACAAAATTACTCACGATGCTGTTGTAGCTAATTCTTCTTCAATGAAGAATTGGTTAAATGATGCTGTTGAGAAATCTTTACAATTATCTTGGCAACAACCTGTTTACACGCCTCAAGGATTACCAGTTTCGGCTGCTTCTGCTTATGTAGCGGTGACTATTACTGCTATTGAATTAGGAGTAAAAGCTGCAGGAGCATTATCATAGTAATTAAAATTACTAACTAACTAAGAAGAGGTTACAAATAAAGTAGCCTCTTTTTTTTTTATTATCTTTGTAAAAAGATATTATTATGCCAATCAATGAAGTTAGAGATACAGTATTAGCAATTGCTAACAAAAATAACTATGGCTATATCTCACCACAAGATTTTAATCTTTATTGTGAACAAGCACAATTAGATATATTTGAAAATTATTTTTATCAGTATAACAGTTGGATTTTAAAAGAAAACGCAAGACAGTCTGGTATTGGTTATGCAAATATTGTAAAAGGATTAGAGGAAGTTATAGATAGTTTTTCAGCTGAAGTATTTTTAGATCAATCAGTTGCAAATTTAAATAACGCAAATTTATATAGTTTACCTAATGATTATTATTTAGTTAATAAAATATTTTATTATCCCACAGCAACTTTTGCTGGTACTACTACTGCGCAACAAGGTTATAAGTTAATAGATAGTACAGGTGGTTTTGTAGCTTCCCCAGCTAATCCAACATTTTTACAGAACCCACCTATAGGCAGTATAATAGTTAATACGTCTTCTGCACCAATTTCACAAGCTTATGTTACAGCCGTAGATAGTGCTACTACAATAAGTACATCCGCAGACATAATGGCGAATGGACAAAATTATATAGTGTACAGTGGTGTTAATATAACTGAAGTAGAAAGAGTAAATCAAAATAAAATATTTGAGTTAATTAGTTCAAACTTAACTGCACCAACAACACAATTCCCAGCATATGTTTTAGGTGGGGCAAGTTCAAATACTAATCCTGGAGCAGGAAGTCTTGGTAATACTATTACAGTATATCCAAGTACAATAAGACAAAAAGGTGCAGTAAAAGTACAATACATAAGATATCCTTTAACACCGAGATGGACTTTTGTAAATTTAGTTGGAGGAGAACCATTGTTTAATGATTCTGCTGCTGATTATCAAGACTTTGAATTACCATTGTCAGATGAACCAGCGTTAATAGCTAAAATATGTCAGTACATTGGAGTTGAAATAAGAGAGGGTGATGTTTACCAATTTGGTGCAGCACAAGAAAAAAATGATAACGCAATACAAGGATAATTATGGCATATATAAGTCAATATACGTACTACCAAAATAACGATACAAATCCAACAGATGCAAATCAAGGTTCGTATCAATACGTTTCTTTAAAAGACATAGTAAATAATTTTATGTTAATGATGCAAGGAAACCATGAGTTAGTAAATAATTTAGATAGGTATCAAGTATTGTTTCACGCTAAAAGAGGAATTCAAGAATTGAATTATGATGCGATGAAAGAAATTAAAATATTACAGTTGACCTTAAATCACACCAACTCTATGGTGTTACCATCTGATTATGTTAATTGGGTTAGAATATCTCAATATAAAAATGGTATATTATTTCCATTAACAGAAAACATTCAAACTAATTTTTCTTCTGCATACTTACAAGATAATAATTCTAATTTATTATTTGATCAAGATGGTAATGTTTTAAGTCCACAAGAATCTCAAGTAGATTTAAGTAGAGGTCAAAGATCTATATATTTAAATCGTAATAGTTTGTTTAATGGACAAGAAGGAACTTGTGTTGATGGTTGTTGGTATTTTGATTTTGCAGTCGGTGCTCGTTTTGGGTTAAATCCTGAAACTGCAAATGCAAACCCTACTTTTAAAATTGATAAACAAAATGGAATTATTCATTTTGATACTGTTACTGGTGCTGATTCTATGGTATTAGAATATGTTTCGGATGGTATGGAAAACGGGAATGATTCTCAAGTTAGCGTAAACAAACTATTTGAAGAATTTATTTACGCATACATACGTTATTCTATTTTAAATGGTCGATATGGAGTCCAAGAATATATAATAAATAGAGCACGAAAAGATAAATCATCTTTGTTGCGAAATGCCAAACTAAGATTAAGTAATATTCATCCTGGCAGACTCTTAATGAATATGCGAGGACAGGATAAATGGATAAAATAATATGGCACAAACTAAATTAGATTACGTTTCCTTTGTAAAAGGAAGAATGAACAAGTCTATTGATGAGCGTTTACTCCCAGAGGGTGAATACATTGATGCTATGAACGTGCGCTTAGGTTCTACTGAAACCACTGAAATTGGTGCGGTAGAAAATTCACGAGGTAATTCTCAATTAACTACTTTATCTTTTAATGGTGTAAATTTATCTACAACAGCTACATGTATAGGGGCTTTAGAAGATGGTTCAGAAGAAACTTTATATTGGTTTGTACATGATCCAGAATATGGAGTTAGTAATATAAAACTTGATTTGATTGTCTCTTTTAATACTAACAATTCTGTTTTAAGATATCACGTTATTACTCAATCGGTTTTAAATTTCGATCCAAAATTTTTAATAACTGGTGTTAATAAAATAGAAAATTTATTATTCTTTACAGATGACAAAAACCCACCAAGAAGAATTAACGTGAATGATTTTTATTCATTTCCAAGTGGTGGTGTTGATGGTATTCAAGAAGAAGATCTTTCGGTTGTTTTAAAACCACCAGGATTTGAGGACCTTGTAACAGGAGGAGATACCCCTTTAACAGCGCCTACATTTACTTTAATAACTGCTGCAGGTGGTGAGAACTACTTAAAAGACAGATTTATAAGTTTTGCTTATAGATATAGATATGGTAATGGTGAATATAGTGCAACTTCATTATTTTCTAATCCTGCATTTCAGCCAGGTAACTTTAGGTTTGACACTCGTAATTATGATAATGCGGGTATGGAAAACAATTTTAATGGAGCACGAATTAATTTTAGCACAGGTAGTAGCCGAGTGCAAGAAGTAGATTTATTATATAAAGATTCAAACACAAATAGTATTTATGTAATTGAAAGATTTAAAAAATCTGATTATGGGTGGGGTAACAATCAGCAACAAGAATATGTTTTTACAAACAGCAAAATATATACTGTTTTAGGTTCTGATGAATTATTACGTTTATATGACAATGTACCTTTAATTGCCCAAGCACAAACTATTATGGGTAACCGACTAATGTATGGAAACTATACAGATGGTTTTAATATTACAAATGAAAATGGGCAAGATATAGCTGTTGATTACAATACATCTTTAATTTCAGAACTAATTAATTTAATAAATTTACCTCCCGGTACTTTTTCTAATGGAGTATCTTACACGATTAATCCTTCAGTAACTACTACCGTACCTAATTCTACGGCAACTTTTAATTTAACTAATGTAGCTGATAAATTAGTACGTGGTGCACAGTTAACTATTCAATTACGATTTGAACACTCATTAATAAACGGGACAACAACAACAACTTGTTATACTGAAAATTCATCTTTTCAATCTCCAGATATAAGTATAGATACAACAATTACTTTAACAAGTGATTATTCAAGTATATATGATTTAGTAACCAGTGCAGATTTTGAAAATCAAATAGGAACTATTGAGGGTACAAACTTTCAACCTATAGCTACAGCAGCAAGTGGATTTTCATTAACTGATGCTTTTAACTCTGCAATTAATCCTCCTCAAAACCAATGTACATTTACATCAGTTTTAAGTAGTGTGACTGATAGTACTAATCAACAAGGTTTAAAAATTTCTGCTACACCTGGTTCAGATTCATTTTCTATACAATTATTAGCAATGCAATTTCGTAGTACTGATAATGCTCAAACAACAGACATGTATGAGTACTATCAATTACTTAGAGCTACTGCTATTTTTACCGAAATTAGTGACAAATCTACATTGCACAGTAATAGAGATTTTGAAACTGGTATAGTATATTTAGATGAATACGCACGAGCTTCAACAGTTTTAGTTTCAGAATATAATACTGTATTTATTCCACCAGAAAATAGTGTATTTAAAAATAGAATACAAAGTACAATTCAAAATTATGCACCTTCTTGGGCAAAAAAATATAAATTTGTAGTAAAACCAAGTAAAACAGCTTATGAAACTATTTATACAAATTTCTTTTATAATAATCCGTTTGACAATGTAACACATTTTAAATTAGATGGTGACAATCAATCTAAGGTAAAAATAGGAGATAGATTAATTGTAAAAAAAGATGCGGACGGAGCATTAAGTTCTTTAGTTGAAACAACTGTTTTAGATATTGAAGCACAATCCAGTAATTTTTTAAATAACGCAAATGAATTAGGTGAAGATTCAGAACAATTAGCTGGTTTATATATGCAATTAAAAGTTTCTAATTTTAATGCTTCTATAAAAGAAGATTCTATTATTGATTACGGAGAATTTACAAGAGGTTCAGAAAACGCCCCAACGTGTAGTTTTTTGTATACAGTTACATATCCTTTATATAATTATACCGCAGCAAATACTACTGTAAGTCCACCAATACTTGAGGCAACACAGAATTATACTATTCCTGGTGGTTCAATAATAGATATAAAATTTGGGTTTAGAAGACGTGCTAATAATTTTTTAAACTGTCCAGAACGTAGAGTTCTTTTTGATAAAAACTTTGTAGCAGGACAAGACTATACTGACTTCCGTGATTGGTGGAATGATACAAATATTGACGTTGCTGATATAGATGAATTTGCGGGAGTAAATCCATTTAACGGAACTCCACAAGGACGATATAACAGTACTGTTGTACAACCAGTTGGTTCAGTAACAGATCCAAATAATGATCTTGTTGCAGCTCGTGGGAATAACATAGAATGTCAAGGTGAAAACTTCAAGTTTGATATTAATTTTGTTCAAGCTATTCCTGGTCAAGCTGATAGTCCTTTATATTTTGGATTTAGGTGTGGTGGTAAAGGTTGTAGTGATGAGATATTTTTTGGTGGTGGTGGAAGAAAAATGACTGCTTTTGTGGATATAGTTGTACAACGTGCCGATTCTACAATAATTTTTGAAACTCAACCACGAGATGCAAATGAAGATATATATTTTGACGCTTCAGAATCTTTTGATATTGTCAGAGATGCTGCTACAGGAAATTACCTACACCAATCAGGTGGTGATGTTGACACTGGAGAACAAAACCAAACCACATCACAAGACGCTATTGTTACATTAGACTTTATGGATAGCTATGTTTTTGGAAACGGAGTAGAAAGTTTTAAAATATTAGATCGTATTGCAGCTCGTTCAGTAGTAATGGGACAAAGAGCATTAGCAGTTTCAAATCAAGACTTTAAAGAAGTAAATAGATTTGCTTCTATTACATATAGTGGTTTATATAGTTTTAATAGTGGTGTAAACAATTTAAATGAATTTAATTTAGGATTAGTTAATTTTAAAGATATTGAAACTTCTTTTGGACCTATAATGATTCTTAATGCAAGAGAAACAGATGTTCTTTGTTTACAAGAAGATAAAATAAGTATTGTACAATCTGGAAAAGATTTATTAAGTGATGCGGTTGGTGGTGGAGCAATTGTTTCTACACCTTTAGTATTAGGTAAACAGATTGCACGAATAGAAGAGTATGGTATTAGTTTTAATCCAGAAAGTTTTATTCAGTGGGGACAATATTTATATTTTACAGATACTAAACGTTTAGCTGTATTACGCCTATCGTCTGCTGGTAACGCAGTATCAAGTAACTTAACAGTTATATCAGACACTGGAATGAGATCTTGGTTTAGAGACACTTTTATAGAACAACTAAACACACAAAAATTAGGTGGTTTTGATCCTTATATGGATGAATACGTATTAAGCACTAACAATTTTAATGTACCAATACCAGAACAAGTTTTAGGTTGTGGAATAGAATTAAATTTAACATCAATAACTACTGCAAAAAACTTTACTTTTAATTTTGGTTCTATTGTAGGACAAGGGACAATTAATTATAACGTAACTGGAAATGCAACTATATCTATTCTTTGGAATGGAGTAACCACTACTTCTGGTGTTGTTACTGGTTCAGGTTCTTTTACTTGGAACAAAACTGCAAATAGTCCACAAACGGCTATAATAACAATAACACCTACTGGAACAGTAAGTGCTACTATAACTCCAGACTGTATACCAAAAGTACCAATCACTATTATTAAATGTGTTATAAACAGTGGTAATGATAATTCACAAACTATTCATCCAGAATATAAATGGGCAGATAGTGTAACGGTAAGTCCAGTAGATAGTGACTTAGCTGTATTAGGGACTAACTCTTCAGTATTTAGTGAGTATTTTTCTCAAACAGGCGTTAGATCGCAAGGTGTTTTCCCTTATGATGGTGTAAACTTTAGTATTAGACTAAACAAAATAAATTTTGACACTTATAATTGGATATATCCTTCTAATAACTTTAAATATTTATCATCTAATACTTTGTATCAAAATAATGCTACTGATGTTGCAGCTCTTTTAGCTGCGTCAACAACAATAGCAAACTCAGAGGTAACAACCCCTTCACCTAATTTAAGACAAGCTACAGTAAATAGTTTATCTTTACCTATAGGGAATCAATATCTTTATCTTATATATGATTTAAGGTCTATTACTTCTCAACAATTATGTTATGACGCAACTGCCGTTGCTGAAGCGTGTTGTGATTGTACATTTACTTGTACTGCATTTAGTATAAGTTCATTTGCTGATACATCTATAGAAGCATGTACCAGAGCAATTACAAATACAAATTACCACAATGGTTCAAGCGCATTACCCGCACCGGGTGATTTAGTATATACAAGTTCAAATTGTGCTGATGATTTGTTAGGGACAGTAGGTTATGCTTCTGTTGGGTTTTATAAAATATCCACATCTCCAAATCAATATATACAAATAGGGACTAACGGATTAGTATTAAATGTTTCAAATTGTTAAATTAAAAATATGGCTACATTAGGAATATATTATTTTGACGGAACAAGTTTTAGCTTTGCAACTGCTGTTTACACAGATGTTGCACTAACTACACTTGCCGCAGATGGATTTTATTCAAATGAATCAACAGTTCGTCAACAACTTAATGGCGTTTTACTAAATGCTCAACCTTGTGGTTCTTGTGCTGTAGATTGTGGTTCAGGTGTTTCTGCAAATGTGAGTGCTAATGGGTGGTTTGATGCTACTGTAAATTTAGCTAATAGCACTGGTGCTACTGTAATATATTGTTATTTAACATCTTCCGTACCTGATGGTATAATTGTTAATTATAACAGCGTTAACTATAATAGACTTACATCAAAATATAATCATAGCAGTGTTACTTTAGTTGATGCCGCAGGAACACAAGTGGATTATGCAGGTATAAACAATCAAAACACTGGACTTCCTACTTATGTAGGAAATCAAAATGCAGGGTTAATTGGTAGCTATACAACTGTTCCAGAATATCTTTTTTCTGCTGCTTCTAATACTTATGTTAGTCAAGGAACATCACGAGACTTTAGTGTTGTAAACAATCAAGTTGGTTTTGCTACTGATTCGTCTACACCAACAAGTTCTCCTGTTTTCACAATGGTAGTTCCAAAAACTTTAGCGGCTGTTACAACTGTTAATATTCAGTTTTTTGCCCCTATGAGTGGCACAGTGTTTAATTGGCAAATAGCTTGTCCAGCAGCATTACCTTCTTTTTCAGGTTCTACATTACAGTCAAATATTACTTGCGCTTCAAACACGGCAACTTATTACTTTGTAAGAAATGCAGTTGGAACTTCTATTCCTTATACTGTTGATACTAACATCATTCCTGAAATAGGAAATTTTGTGTTTACCGATGTAAATGGTGGCACTTATCTAAACGATACTAATACATTACAATATATTATAGTAAACAATAGTACTGCATTAGGTATTAGAAATGGAGTAGTAATAAGCAGTGCAGCATGTACTGGTGGTGGTGGTGGTGGATTAATTAGTTATTCAACAAGTGTATTATATCCAAATTTAGTAGCAGTAATATGTAACCAATTTGGCACACCAGCAGCAGATCAATTATATTTTCATAATGGAACAGGAACCTATCCAATTGCAGGAGATGTTGTATATTCAAACAGTGCAGGTACTGTAACTCTTAATGATGGTTTTTATTATCTTTATACTACAGGTTTTCAAAGAACATTCATACAAGTTAATGGAGGAAATGGAGTTGTTGCAAGTCAAGGTAATTGCGTTCCAACATAAAATTTAAATTATGCCAACAAATTATACATTATCATATAGTGACAAAGCAGAAGGATGGCCTTCTTTTTATTCTTTCTTTCCAGACTATATGATAGGAATGAATAGTTATTTTTATACATTTAAAAATGGCAATCTATATCGCCATAACACAAGTCCTAATAGAAATGAATATTATGGAGTTCCAGGAGATCAAGCTCCGTCTACTATTACAAGTGTACTATCCCCAAGACCAGTCGTTGACGTTAAATTATTTAAAACTTTAACATACGAAAGTAATCAAGCATGGGAGTGTACAGCTCTAAATACAGATTTAACTGACGGTAGCCCAGGTTCTATGTTAGAAACTTATTTTGTTCAAAAAGAGGGAGAGTGGTTTACATATATTAGAAATAATGATGGTACTATAAATTATAGAGATCGTTCAACAACAGGAATAGGTGTAAATACAAACGTAAATGCTGCAGCTCCAGCCGCAGTAATTGTAACTTTTTCTTCTGCATTCAGTCAAACAATTAGTATAGGTGATACTTTATTTGCTTCTAATTTAACAGGCTCAACATCTGATGCGCCAGTTCAAGCAGGAACAATTGTATCAATATCTAACATTGATCCTACTTTTACAATTACAATTAACACTACTGCTGCCACATCTACTGTGCCAGTAACTGGACAGTTTATGACTAACATTAAAAACAGTGTTGCCGAATCTCATGGTGCACGAGGATATTACTTAGAATTTACTTTATCTAATAATGATATAACTCCAGTTGAACTATTTTCAGTCGGTAGTAGTGTGATGAAAAGTTATCCATAGAATTTTATTATCTTTGTTGTAAATGCAATTAAATTTACAACCACTTAAAACCACAGATTATGAAGATGTTCTTTGTAAATGGTGGAAAGATTGGAGATGGACACCACCTCCGAAAGATTTTTTACCAGAGAATGGTCTCGGTGGTTATATAATTTATGATGGCGATATTCCAGTAGTCGCAGGTTTTTTATACATTACAAATTCTAATGTAGCCTGGGTTGATTGGGTTGTTTCTAATTTAGAATATAAAAACAAAAAAAATCGAAAGATTGCAATAGAAACTTTAATATCGTCTCTTGAAATAAAAGCAAAAGAATTAAATAAAAACATTATGTATGCACTTGTTAAAAACCAAAGTCTTATTAATACATATGTAGAGATGGGTTACATTCAAGGAGATGCATACAATACAGAATTAATTAAAAGAATATAAAATGGCAGGATTTACAGCAATAGCTGCGGGAGTTGGCATAGCTTCTCAAGCAGGTTCAAGTTTAATGTCTTTTGGACAAGCGGCTGGAGCAAAACGAAAAGCTAATGACGCACAAATACGTGGCGAAAAACTTATGAGAGAAGCACGAGAACGTGCAGAAAAAGATATATATGCTAAACTAAAATTACCATTAGACGCATTTAATGAGCAATATCGTCAAAATCGACAAACTACTACACAATTAGTTGATTCACTACAAGGTAGTGGGCAAAGAGGTTTAGTGGCAGGTATTGGTAAAGTTGCGGGTATGAGTAATGAAGCGGCTGAAAGTACAAGAATTGCAGAGGGCACTGCGATGACTAAATTAGATAAATTAAAAGCAGATTCTCAAGAAAAAATAAAACAACAGACTATTTCAATGGATGTAGCTGGAGGGCAAGACGCTTTAGAAGAATCTGCTATGCTAAAAGAACAAGCAGCTCAAGCTAAAGCACAAGGATTTAACGCTGGTAGTAAAGCTCTTGTAGGAGCTCTTGGTATGGCGGCACCACTGTTTGGTGGTGAAAAAATGGATGATGAGGCTTTTGAAAAATATTTAGGAATATTAGGAATGGGCACTGCTCAAGAAGAAGAGTCATCATCTAATATGGGAAATGGAATATTTCAAATGTTTTAGTAAGTTTAAAGTAATATAATATGGCAGATAAAAGTGGAGTAGACTTTGGTAATATAAACCAACAAATAGTTGATCCGAAACAATACCGAGCATTTTTTAAAAGTAATAATCAAATTGATTATAGTAAAATTGCTGATAATGTTGGTGTATTATTAGACACTGAGCAGAAACGTAGGGATGGAATTAAAAAAGACATCAATGATAATACTGATAGTTTAGTAGAACAATTAGGCAACATTGAAACCAACTCAGATAGTGTTTTCAGTGATGGTGTTATTGATATGGCTTCTCAAGCGAGAGACAATTTAATGACATATAATAAAGCATTAGAATCAGGTAAAACAACTGCATCTCAATACAAAAAATATCTTCAACGTGTTAAAACTCAAATGAGTACATGGAATGGAGTTACTAAAACTTTTGGTGCTTATGTTGATAAGTCTAAAAAAAGAATTAATACAACAAGTGAAGCTACAGGTAATATGTTAGCATCTCCGTATGAGGTAACTATCGGAGAAAGTGTTCACGGTTTTGGAAAGTCAACTCAAAATAGTATGTATTTAGATGGTGTATCTGGACAAGCATTTTCTTATAAACGAGATAAAAATGGTAACGTTCCTAACTTCAAGAAAAACCCAGAGTTATTTACTTCAATAGATAGTTTTAAAGCAAACATGAGTTACGAACAAGATAGAGATCAGTTTGATATTCAAAACAGTGTAAAGCAAGAAAAAGATTTATTAGGAACAATTACAAATTCTTATCAAGTTAAATTTGGTAAACAAGGAGATAGACAGGGGAGATATGTAATGACTACCGAAGACTATACTATAATGGCTAATGATCCAAGATTTAAAGCTGACATAGATGGGCTTAAAGATACTATTTATCAAAAAGTAACTGCTCAAGGGGATAATGGATTAGGACAAACTGCGGCTACAATGAATTCAGATTTTAAAGTGGTTTTAAGTGCAGCAGAGTTTGAAGAAAAACATGCAGGTGTTGATAAAAAGTATATGATTATTATTGATCCTGAAAATCCAAATGGTTTATCAACCACATTTGGTAATAAAGAATTTGTTGAAAGTCAAGTTAAAGCTAACATAGATGAAAATGTAGCTATGCAATTAGGTGGTTCAAGAAAAATAACAAGTCAATCGTATGAGCCTAATGAAGACACAGGTGCAGGTGATAGAACTCGTCAGAAGGAAAAAGAAATAGGATATGCAAGACGTATTAACAATATTATGTCTGCTGATGCTCTTACGGCTACCTCTGATATGGAGGATACAATTAAAGAACTTAACCTTGACACTTTCAATGAAGCAAGGGGTATTGTGATTAATCAAATTGACAGACAAGCAAATGGTATATCTATAGAAAGAACTAAAAATAATAAGGAAGACGATACGTTTATTTCTTATTACTTTAAAAAAGATGGACAAGCAGACTTAACTAAACCAAGACCCGCTAAAGAAATTGCTAAAGAAATATTTAGAGATTTAATACCAAACAGTATTACTCAGAACACATCGTTTGATGCGTGGTACGATCAAGCAATTGAGGAAGATCCAAATATGTTTACACCTCACTTAATAGATAACCCAGACTTTATAACACAAGATGCTAATAAAAAACCAGTAGCTGAAACTCCATTCGGTGGTACTAATGCTAAACAAATTAAAAATCCTAATTTTAAGGGTAATGAATTAACAAGTACAGTAGAAAAGTTTGAAGTATTAGAGAATTATAATGCTTCTAATGACATTATTGGTTTAGACGAAATGTCTGCGGCACAAAAACTTCAACTTACTGCAAAAAATGAAGATTCTGAGGAAGCTGGAGTTATAGTTGGTGATATGTTTAAAAATGCCTTTAGAAATATATCTATAAACAACAATCAAGCAACTGCTGAAATAACTGTAGATGAAGATACTTTTGGACAAGATGGAACTATTAATGTAAAAATATTTGATCCAGTTCTTAATGAAACAATTAATCGAGAGATTAGATATGATGGTGATGTAGCTAATTTAATTTCTAAGGTTGAAGAATATGCTAACAGTGTAATTAGTAATTACAACCAAGCTAATAAAGATAAAAACTTCGGTGGTGTTGGATCGGCTGGATCTGTTGACACATCAATATATAATACCACAGAAACAGAAGATGATGGCGATTAAAAATAAAAAATTATGAACGAAAAGGCTTTACAAGATGCTTATAACATGTTTGCATCAAATGGTTATAGCGGATCAATAGATGAGTTTCAAACTTTAATAAACTCTAATCCAGACGCTTTAAATGATTCATTTGAATTATTTACCAGTGGCGGTTATAGCGGAGATTTTGATGCTTATAAATCCTTAATTGGAGTAAAAAAAAAACCCAGTCCTGCCGAATCTTTGCAGAGTGGTCTTCAGGACGTTATGGAATCAGATTCGGAAGATGGTTCTTTGGACTCTCCAGATGAACCCATCGTTGCACCTCCAGTAGGAGTAGAAACCCCTGCTCCAGAACCAAACGTAGAAGAAGTACAACAGAGTTTTGTTATTGATGGGAGTGAGGTAAATCAAGAAACATTTATTGATTATTCAGATACTCAATCACAACTTAACAAAGAAACTAAAGATCCGTTTGCGCAATCTATAAAACTTATAGATGGTGAAATGATTGAGCGTCAAGAAGAGGCTGTTGTTCCTTTAATGAATTATAACTTTAACCAATACGGTTTTACATTTGAACAAACAGGTATTGATGATGCTATGAATGTTACTGCGGCTAATGGTGAAAAACTATCGGTTGAACTTGATCCTATTTTTGGTATTAATAAAAAATCAGAAGCAGAAGCGTTAAAAGTTTTTTTAGCTAAGAATAAAGCAGCGAGTAGACGTTTAATGTTAGAAGAAAAAGGCTACTCAGCCTTAGAAAGAAAAATTCAAGGGCAAGATCAAATAGATTTGTCTGCTAAGTTATTAAACATAGAAGCTAATGCTTTTAATACTACTATACAACAATACCTTGCAGAAAAAAACGAAGTACAAAGATTAAGAGAATACTTTAGTGGAATGTCTTCAGAAGAAATGAATTTACCTGAAAACGCATTGTTATTTCAAGAACTTCAACAGAAGTCTATTTCAGTTGGAAAACAAAAACAAAATATCATCTCACGAGATTTACAATTAAAACAAAAAGGTGCATCGATAGATGCATTGACTGGTGATTATTTTGCTATGAAAGCTGAACAAGGAACTTTGTTTGGTGCTACAGTAGATGGTATGTTAAGAACTATAGGAAGACGTACTGCGTCTGAAGTAGGATTAGGTATAGATGCGGCAGTTGAGTTTTCAGATACTGGACTTGCAGGTGAAAAAGCATTTAGGGATATTTATGCTGGATTAGCACAACAAAAGTATGGATTACCTTCCTTGTATGAAAAGCCACAGAATTCCACTGATAAAGAAGGTATTCAAATTAAAAAATCACGTTTTAAAAATTGGGATGATTATACAGCACGACTTACAAAAGAACAACGTAATGAGTTGACATCTGCTACAAAAGACATCTTAAAAAAAGACGCAAAGTTTAATATGTTTGATTTTGATAAACAAGGAAGAGCAGTTATGAAATCTCCTGGTGCTGGATATAATTATTCAGATGCAGTTTATCAAGCGTGGAAGTCTGATCCTAATAATAAGGGTATGGTAGATTTTGGTCGAGAAGGAACAGAAGAGTTATGGGGTGATGCAGAAACAACCCCAGAGTTTTCTAAACAATTAAAAAAAGACAGTTGGTGGGCAACAGCCTACTTAGGAGCTATGGAAACTATTCCAGACTTAATAGCATGGGCAGGCCCAGGTAAATCTGGCAGAATAATTGCGGCAGGGCAACGAACTGCTCAATTAGTAGCATCATCTTATGACCACACAAACGAACAGATGCGTAATAACCCTAATTTTAATACTATATCTGAGAATGAAAAAATGGCAGTGGCTTTACCATTAGCTATAACAGTAGGTACATTAGAACGTATAGGTTTTAGAAATATGAGACTTGGAACTGGTTTTGTGAATAAAGTGTTTGTGGGTGCAATAGGTAAATCTACTCAACGAAATTTATCTAAGTATACTTTTCCAGAACTTGTAAGACAAACGGTTCAACCAGGATTTAAAGGAGCTTTAGCAAAAGGTGGAGCAACCTTAGCTGCTGCAGGCGCGGCAGAATTTGAAACAGGTGTAGCTCAAGAAGCTGCCGATATTATTGCTAAAACATTGTATAATAACTACGGATCTAAAAGTGATGAGGTTAGTAAAATGTTTCACACTCCAGAAACTATGTCAGCTCTTACCTTACAACTGTTAAATGCAGGTGCATTAGAAATGGTAGGTGGCTTTATGTTAAGTGCACCTGGAGCTATGTCTAATGCCGCATCATCTGCTGACTTTACAAAGTTAGACGATGGAATGTTTGAGGTATTTGAAGCAATAACAAAAGATAGTGATCCCTTTAACTTTTCAATTATAGATTTAAAAAATAAAATTAATCTTGGTGCACTTACAAAAAAACAAGCAAAATATATAGATGATCAGTTAAATGAACTACAAGGTGTATATGGTAGAATACCATCTGATTATAATACTGCACAAAAAAAAATAGCATTAGGATTATTGCTTAGTAAACAAAGATTAGAAACAGAAATTGCAGGAAAAGATCCTGCAACTATTAAAGGTAGACTACAACAAATATCAGATATAGATACTCAATTAGAAGCTTTAAGTAGAAACGCTTTTGAAGCTGCTAAAAATCCAGTTGCTAATGCCGAACAAGATGACGATATAAATAATAAAAACGATGCGAATAAGAAGCCAAGCACAGAAACGGTGGTTGAGGAAGAATCTACCACAGTTAGCGAAGAAGTGGGAGACAATGTATCCCAACCAGAACCTTCCAGAGAGGGTGACTCCACAAGCGAAAACAGTAATGAAAACAGGGTACAGACCCAAGAGGAAATAGATCAAGAGGTAAGCGATTTAGAAACCTTGCTCGATCCAGAAGCGGCTGAAGACACTGAAATAAATGAGGCTATTACTAAGGGTAAAAAAGGAAAGAAAAAAGTATTAGTTGAAAATACTACTAATGAAAATACTGATTTAGAAGGAACACAAATTGAGTCTAATTTATTTGTGACTACAGATGACGGTGCACCTAAAACTATTTTACAAAAATTGGTATTACGTCAAGCAAAAAGAGCTGCTAAATCTATAGCTAAACGATTTCCAAAATTAAATATTATAGTGCACAACACACGTGCATCTTACGAACAGTATTTAGGTTATCAAGTACCAGAAGGTACAATAGATAGAGGAACTTTTAATGCTAATGATAATACTATTCATATAAATTTACAAGACTCAACTAAAAGACTTGTAGCGCATGAAATATTTCATGGTATACTGTATAATTCTATAAAAGCTGGAGATAAAGCAATTAATGGTTTAACTAAAAAAATGATTCAAGCACTATCACGTTCTGGTTCATTAAGTAAAAAGTTAAAAACTGATTTAGAAAACTTTGCATCATCTTACGAATCAAATCAAAAGAATGAAGAAAAATTAGCTGAGATATTTGGTAGAATAGCAGGCGAGTATAAAAACTTAAACGCTAAAGATAAAGGAGTTATTAGAAGGTTTCTTGAACGTATAGCTACAAAGTTTGGTATAGAAATAGGACAATCATCACAAGATGTAATAGACTTATTGAACAGATTAGCAGGTAAAATAGCCACTGGTGAAACTATTACCGACAAAGATATTGAAGGGTTAACAAATTTAGAACAAGGTACTGTAATAGATGACGGAGGAGTTATACCAAACAATATTGATTTAGAGGGTGCACCTAAAATAAATTTAAAAACTAAAAAATCTAAGTATCAAATCAATAGAGGTGGTATAGATATAGATAAAATAAAACGTGGTTCAATAAACGACTTGTCTGGAGCCAATGCATTTGTATTTGCTGGAGATAAAGCAACTTATGGTGAAATAGAAAGTCCTACAGGATTAAAGTTTGACTTCTTTGGGGGTTATTTATATCCTTATGGAACAGGAATTGGTTGGGCAGCAACAAATGAGAAAAGTGCGAATCAATTAAAACAACGAATAGATAACAGTGATGGAATTGGATTAGTGATGTCTCAAGAAAATGATGGTATTGCTGGCAGTTATAGAATGTTTGAATATTTAAATGCTGAAATTGCACACGCAATAAATAAAGGAGCAAGTCCGCAAGAATTATTAACGTATGTTAACTCTAAACTAAAAGTAGGTGAACAGGCATCAAAATTAAAAAAGCTTGGGCTACCAACACAAATAACAAGTTTAGAAGAACTAAATACATTAATGCCGTTTGAGGGTAATAATAGTTTTAGTTATGTTGAAAGAGGTAGTTTTGTAAAACAGTTTTTTAGTGCAGAGTCCTTACAAAAATTTGGTATTCCACCACTTAATAAAACAGCTAAGAGCGATGTAGGTGTGTTGGATTATGTAAACGATCCATCACTTACTGAAGTTGGTTATGGAGATATAGTATCTGCAATACAATTTGAAAAAGGTGCAAAAATAAGAGAAGTGAGAGAGGGTGAACCAAACTTTCATCCATCATATCCATTTGTATTAGAAGGTAAACCTATAATGGTATTTAATGAAGCACCAGATATTAGAAAAGTTTTCCCAAAATCAAAACCAAAATCTAAAACAGCCAATCAAACACCAATAGGACAAAGAGCTAAACCACAAGCTGCACGTTCAGCAATGGGTGGGCAATATACGGCACCAGTTCCAGGAAATGTAGAAACAGAAGGAGCTCCTAAGATTGCTAAGAAAACTCGTGAATCTGCTAACAAATTAGGAGATTTATATAATATGTCTTCTAAAGGATTTTTTGATGTAAATATTAATATTGGGCCTCTTAGAACTGCAGCCAGAAATTTAGGTTTAACAGTTGTTGAAGGTAGAATTAGAGAAGGCTTTAGAAGAGGTGAATTAACTGGGTATTTTCTTTCTGATGGTATAGGAAGAAATGGTAAGCCAAGGTTATATAACCCACGTGTAAGAGGTCCTAAAAAGTCAATGCAACAGATTGGTGACGAAAACCAAAATATTGTAGATGTAGTACGTATTGCTCGTGAAAATAATTTTACAGACAACACCATAATAACTTACTTGCGTAAAGCAGGGAAAAAAGTTTCTGAAATAAAACCAATACTTGAGGTACAGAATTTTGTTTTACAAAATGTGCCATCTGCTTTTGGAAATATAGAAGGTGGTATGGCTAAAGGCATAACTTTATTTAATAAAGTATATAACTTTAGAAAAAAACTATTGGACAATAATATAACTCCTATAGGTAAAAAAATTATTAAAGCACAAAATGAAATAGACCAACTTGAAGGAGAATTAAAATTTAATGAAACTAATAAACAAATAGCTAAAGCAAAAGCTAAATTAAAAAAACTACAAGATGAAGCTAAAGCAAAAGGTAAGGGTTTATATAAACTGACACAATCTGAAATAGATAACAAGACTTTAGATTTTTTAGAATCTACTCAAGAATATAAAAACGAATCTGATAAAGGCAAGTTTACTAATCAACAAGCTCAAATGCTTTCACAAATGATGAATGCTTTTAATGGTAGACCTATGCGTGGTGATGCGGCTGGTCGAATTAGATTAGCCAGACAAATACTTAGAGAACGTGAAAGAGGTATAAAAGGATTACAAAAATTAAAAAAAGATTTACGAAACTATATTCGTATGGCTTTAGAACCAGATGTATTTAGTATAACAGACGTTAATAATCTTATTAAAAAAGTTACTGATGCTGATAGTAAAAACATTGAGAATATAAAAGAGGAGGTTTTAGAGTTTGTAAATAAAAAAACAAACGAAAATCTTACAAAGAAAATAAACACAATTTTAAACGGTAAGTATGTTGACATATCTGGTGGTAGAAAAATTGCATATAAAGTTTCTGATGAAATAGCAAAAAGATTAGAAAACATAAAAAATCTTATAGGTGGTATAAACTCTAAAACAGACGGATCTATAATCACTACACTTCAACAAAAGTTAGGTAATGAAATATCTGAAATAGAAAAAGAGTCATTTCAAACAGACGAGCAAAGAGTCGATGCAGCAAATTTACAGATAGTATTAAACTTCATAAATGCACAGTTAATGATGGATTATGAAGTAGATAAAACAATTGAGTTAGCTTCAGTGATAGAAGATTTAAATGCATTAGTTGAAACTGGTAAATCTGCATTAGAACAGCAACGATATATTAAACATATGCAATATGTAGAAGATGCTGAAACTGCGTATTTTGAAATTACTGGTAAAAAACTAAATCTTTATATAGAGAACCCAGAGTTTGATGAATTGCTTCCTGAGTCAAAATCTAATCCACGTAAAATTAGAAACCCAAAAGCAAAAGATATACTTGCTGAGAAAGCAGTTGTTTCTGCCGCAAAACGAGCAGGGTTAAAAAAACGAGTACCTAAAATATTTACTAATGCTAACAGAAGTGTAAAGGATTTTCTTATGGGTAACTTAGATTTAGCATCTTTAGTATCCACATTATCCAGAATACCAGGGGAATTGTTTGGTGGTAAACTACAAGAAATATCAACATTTAAAATTGATGAGGGTACTTTAGATTACAAGAGACGTAAGATGGAAACTACTATAATGATTAATTTAAAATTACAAGAAGTTTACGGTAAAAAATGGCAAAGTAAAGCGCAAAAAGATAGTAAGGCGTATGATACAGGTATTGTTTTTGAAGGTATGGATGGTACAACTCCTTTAGTATTAAGCCAAAATCAAATGTCTTACTTAGTAAATCAGTTTAAAGATCCAGCTAATGAAAATTCTTTTAAAACAAAGTATGGTGAGAAACAGTACAAAAGAATTATGAAAGAGATGGAATCTAAACTTAACGATGAGGTACGAGAATTAGGTCGTTGGCAAGTAGAAGAGTTTTTTCCAGCTATGTACGAAACCTATAATGAAGCTTACAAAAAAGTGTACAGAACATCAATGCCTTGGAATCAATATTATGCAGGTAGAATTTATCGAGATGGTTTAGAACAATCTGATGCTATAGATTTGTTAGCAGATAAAAATTCCTACAAAACTATGGCTGCACCTGCATCAACAAAAATTAGAATGGAAAACGCAAAATCTATAGCAGATGTTGATCAGATGAATGCACTATTAACTTATGTTAATGACATGAACTGGTTTGCAGCGATGTCTGAACCTATTAATGATTTAAGCAAAATGTTTAACAATGTTTCAGTAAGACGAGCAATAACGGACGCATATGGTGAGGGTGGTATGACTAACGTAAATGATATGATTGATAAAATTGCAAACCGTGGTGTCAAAAGTGAAACTGGATTAGACTGGATAAATGGTATGACAAGTGCTTTTGTTATTGGTAAGTTAGCAATTAATCCAACTATATTTATTAAGCAGTTAACTTCATTTCCCGCGTATGCAGCTTCACCAGAAATAGGATTTAGAAAATGGACTGCAACAGCAACTATGAATGCACCAAAATTAATTAGCACATGGAAAGAAATTCAATCTAATTCTGTATATATACAAGATAGATATGGAGAAAGAATTTTAAACACGATAGAAACTTACGCTCCGAGCAAAGTAGAAAGTCTTGTCCCATCGTCAAAATTAAACACTCTTGTTAGTGTTATGATGTATTTAGTTAAACAAGGTGATAAAGGTGCTATTATTATTGGTGGTGTCCCAAATTATATTATTTATAAAAATAACTTTAAAAAAGCGAACCCTAAAGCTACTGAAAAACAAGCTATTGACTATGCTATAAAAAGATTTGAAAGAGATACTAAAAGAGCACAACAGTCAAGTGATTTACAAGATAAAGATAGATTTCAAACAGGTGGTACTTTTCAAAGAGCATTAAATATGTTTCAAACATCTATTAAACAGTATATGCGAAAGGAATTTGTGGCATTGGTAAACTTAAAACGTAAGGTTCTGTCTGGTGGAACTGAAGGTAAAGGAACCGTATATCAAAACCTAAGAACACTTGCAGTATATCATACTATGCTTCCAGTAATATTCCAATATGTGGCTTCGGGGCTACCTGGTTTATTATCTACAATGGATGACGATGATAAAGATGATTTACTAAGAGCTGGGGTGTTAGGTAACTTAAATGCTATATTTATAATAGGCTCATTATTAGATGGAACAGCAGATTTAATTACTGGAAAACCTTGGGCTGGAGCAGTTTCATCGCTTCCAATATTAGAGCAAAGTGCAAAAGCACTGGATCAACTTGCTAAAGCAAGACAATATAACGTAACTCCAGTTGATAAAAATGGTAAACTACGTAGTCAAGCAAGTATTGATAAATCAATAGCAGGTGCTCAAGCACAATACAAAAAAGCTTTGTATACAATGCTTGGATTAGGTGGTTTACCTGCAATTCAAGTTGATAGACTTGTAAATAATCTAATAGAGTTAGGTGCTGGAGGCGCAAGTCCAGAAGAAATGATTTTACGTATACTACAGTTTTCTGATTTTGCAATAAAAAGTAATGAAGACCGTGAAACAGAGCGTAAAGGACCACCTAAAGTTAAACCTTTGACCAGATCTGAGTTAAAAAAATACAGACCAGAAATCTATAAAAAGCAAATGGAAAGAGAGCGTAAACTTAAAGAACGTAGAGAATCTAATCCATCTTATCAAAGATTAGAAGAGTTAAAACGTCAACAAAAAGAGCGTAGAGAACAAATGTTACAAGATAGATTTAATTGATGAGGTTAGAAGGGTTTAGTATGGATGACTTTGATGAATATACTTGTATGTATAATAGCTACTTGATATTAACAGGTCGTGAAACATATGAATCAATACTAAACAGAGAAGAGGGTGCAGGCTTTATATTTAATCCAACAAAAGCTGTTGTGCCCTTAGAAGATGATGCTTATGATATATTAATGGATTTTTTTGCAGAACACGAAGATTATGAAAAATGTTCTGAATTAAAAATAAGTAAAGAGTTTATGATACAACTTTATTAAAAGTTTTTAGTATAATTTCTTCTTTCAGCTTCTAATTTATAATATAAAAAAGCATGAAAGCCATTTAAATGAGAGTCTGTAGGAAAAAAATATTTCCATCCTTGTGATCTTCCTTTATTTATGTAATAAAAAAAAGCTACGGCAACTTTTCCTCCTGTCTTTACAAAATTAACACAAGCAGTGTGATCAGAAGTGGGAATAATTTCTTCTACTGAAAACGTTTCGTTATTTACATTTCCAACCCTATTTGTTTTAGAATATCTTTCAGCAATAGTTTCTGTAAATTCTTGTAATTCTACGGCAATTGATTTATTCATTTCATTTATATTTCATGCGTCAGAGATTGTATAATCTCTGCACAAAGTTTACATATTAGTTGTGCTTTTTCTTTAGCACTATCGTTGTCACGATCCATTAAGTCTTCGTAAAGCTCATCTACTGAGTCGTGAAGATGATTGGTTACATAGTTAATATGACCAATAGCTTGGTAATCATCTTTCGAAATTTGAGCCATTAATTAATCCATTGATGTTAGTAACAACTTCCCAATTGAACTATTTATCTGTCGGATTGTTCTATATATAATTTTAGAATTTCTTTTTACTTCATTTCTTTCATCGTCAGTTGAAGTACTACCTAAATTACAATATTGATTACAATCAATTTGCAACAAGGTGTCAATCTTTTTTTTATCAGTCCAGGAGGAATGATTAAATATTTTAGTGACATCGTCAATGTTATAATTTAAATCATCTTTAACCGAAACCATATTTTCTACACTTTTTTTTAAGTCCTTAAAGCTCAAATTAAGCAATTTGTTTTCATTTTCCAAATCTTTGAGCTTTTTTTGTAATAAATTTAGCTCATTATTAGAATCTTGAGGTTCACCACCCACCCACTCATGGAGTATATCATCATATTTTACCTTTAATTCTTTATTATAAGCAACCATATGAGGGAATTCTTCTACACCATGTCGAATACTTGCGTGTGTCAGATTAAACATATCAGCTATTTTCCAATAAGTATAACCTAAATATTTTCGTATTAAGGTATACATTAAAGCTCTGGCTTCTACATACTTTATCTTACGTGTTGGATTTTGTATGTCTGGTATTGAGAAGTGCTTCGCGGTTATTTCTCTTAATTTTTGTATCTCTTCCATTTGGTTTAATGTATTGATTTAGGTTAATAAAATCTAAATATTCGTCAGAACTAATAGTAAGTAAATTAGATAGTACAGGTAGAAAATTACCATCTTTTATTATTTCTACAACAAAATAATACGGTTCACCTTCATATTTAACTACTCCAGCTATTACATAAGCAACTAAACTATTAATAGGTGGATTGATTAAATTGTTTTCTATATATTTTCCAATTTTAAAAGCTAATAAAGGAGGCATTTTATGAAGTGCATCAGTAAAATCATCTTCCATTTCATATCCACTATCCTTTATATATTTCTGTCTTGAACCCATAACTTTTTAATTCTTTTATTCTATATTTTTGAAGTTCAGAAACTATACCATTAGGTTTTTTAATTTCTGAAAATAAAACTTTACAGTTTGGTGGAATAGCTATTAAATCAGGTATGCCATTTTTATTAGTCTTAACTAATTTAATAACGTAATAACCTTCACTTTCCAGTTGTTTTATTCTTTTCGCTTGAATCTGTTGTTCTGTCATTTCTGTAATCTAATATAAATCCTATTGCCACTATTAAATTCATTCCTATTGATGACAATATTTCAACCACATCATGAAAGTTGTGAAATGACAGATGAATATGACCAACTACCCAAAAAGGTATGGCTAAATTCTGGCTAATCCAAATTAATAAAAATTTTATAAACTTCATATTACAAATTTGATAAATCTCTTTTGAAGTGTCTTAATGTATAATCTTTCTTTTTTACTACAGATTTATATATACTATCCTCAATTCCATTCTTAGAAAATATCCAATAGACTTTATTATATAATCTATCTTTTGTTGTCATTCTATCTCTTGATTGCCAGTAACTTGTGGCACTAAAATCAATGTTATAATATACTAAAGCCTCAGCTTTACGTAAACTAATACCTTCACGTCCACTAACAATTTGAAGGGCTATGTTTTTATCTGTGTTATTAAATTCCTCTAAAGTGTTACACATAGTATCTTTAAATATTAATTTTAATGCCTCCCACTCAGCGGTAAACTTATAAAAAATTGCTATTTTTTTTCCTTTAAATTTGTTTTTTATATACTCTGCCTTAAAGGTATCAATTACCATAGACTTGCCACTTTCAAATTTTACTGTTCCAGAATAAAGTTGATGAGTTTTAGACATAAGTTTTACTGCGGTATCTGCTAATATCACTTCTTCTTTACCCTGAACTACTAAATCTGTAGTTAGTTTTTTTATAATAGATTTAATTTTGGATGGTGTATCTACGTATAAAGTTTCTTCATTAGTTTCAACTTTAAACCCTGCTTCTTTCTGTGTGTAAGAAATAGTATAAGGTTTCATTTTATAAATTATATCTTCAGATCCTCTACTATAATCACGTATTTGAATACCCCCTATCGGACGAATTCTAACATTTACGTAATGATCTGAAAACCTATAGAAGTTTTTATATTGACAGTAAGGATTAGAGGGTATACCATAAACTTGATGATACATTTGGCTGTAAGACTCTGGAGTTGGTGTGCCAGACAGAAGTATTACGTAAGATTTATTACTTACAATTAAAGTTTTAACTTGTTTAGCTCTTTTACTGGCTTTTGGGAATGCCCCTAATCCGTGTGCTTCGTCCAGGATAATACATTGCCATTTATTTTTTGGCAACTTATGAATACTTTCATAATTTATTACAGTTAAATTATATGAAAGATTTAATTTATCATAATCATCCTGAATACTGGAAATAGCTTTCTTCTTTGTAAGAAAAAGACAGTCCGTGACTGGCAGAGAACTCACCATACTCAAACTCGTAGCTGTCTTGCCAGTTCGAACCTCCATGGCAAGATATAAAAATTTATTCTTATTGAGTATAGGTAAACCTTTATTTACAATATCCTTTTGATAGTCTCTTAAAATCATAAAATAGCTTTACAATTTTTAACTACTTCACTAACAATATTTACTGTAACAGCATTACCACACATTTTGTATCGTTGCGTATTACTAATCGGTTTTATTTCTCCATCATAATCACCCATAGAAGTCCAATTGTCTGGAAAGCCCTGGAGTCTTTCACATTCAATAGGCGTTAATCTTCTAACGTTTTCTGCTACTACCACACTATCTAATGGATGTGTAGTAACTGCATTAGAAATTTCATCCTTCCTTGTTTCTAAACGTTTAATTCTATTCTCTTCGTATTTAGATTGTCGAGGGTAGCTACGTAATGCTCCTGAAACAATTAATGGTGGCATCGTACTAATATCTTTTTCGCTATGTCTACGAGCTGATAAACAAGGTGTATCACCATTTTCTCTTATACGTAATCCTTCATCATTCCTAAAGTCTGCAGCCTTAACTATCTTTGGATCTTTATAATCTCTGGATAATAAAGCAGGAGATGTATCTTTAAAACCAAACTCACGTGGAGAAAAATTACTTATTTGTGCGTCTCCTTCTGATATTTTTGAAGCCGTTGGTGAGCTGATTCGGATAGGAAAAACTCCTTTCCAATCTCGTTTTGTTTTTGTAGAATATCCGACAAGGTACACCCTCTCTCTATTTTGGGGTAGTACCCACGCTGTATTACACAGTTGCCATTCAAGTCTATAGCCCCCAATGTTGGTAAAGGCTTGGAGGATTGACGCAAAATCTTCGCCAGAGTTAGAGCTGAATGTTCCTTTAACATTTTCCCAGATAAAAACTCTTGGTCTGCACTCATCAATGAGTCTAATGGCTTCAAGGATAAGGCTTGAACGTTGTCCTCCCATCCCTTTACGATTTCCAGCAACACTAAAGTCTTGGCAAGGGCTTCCAAAGGTAATAATATTGATTTTTGGTAATTGTTCTTTTCGAACATCTGTAACTGATCCGACATATGTACTA